TCACTGGAAACGTGACTGGAAACCTAACTGGTAATGTGACTGGAAACCTCACAGGGTTCTCTGTAACCTCAAATCTCACTGGAAACGTGACCGGAAACCTAACTGGTAATGTAACCGGAAACTTAACGGGAAATGTTAATGGCAATTTTAGTGGTATTATTGTAGGAAATACTACAGTAACTTCAAATTTAACTGTAAATGGAAATGTCATATGTCAACAAGGTTTATTTACATCTAATACTTTAATAGGTAATTTAACTGTTATTGGATCTATTTCAGGTTCTAATTTATATACATATGGTGCATTATATGCACCTAACACATTCTCAAATCTCACTGGAAACGTAACCGGAAACCTTACAGGGTTCTCCGTAACCTCGAATCTCATTGGAAACATCACGGGGAATACAACAGTCACCGGAAACCTTACGGCGTTCTCTGTAACCTCTAATCTCATTGGAAACGTAACCGGAAACCTCACGGGGTTCTCCGTAACCTCTAATCTCATTGGAAACATCACGGGGAATACAACAGTCACCGGAAACCTTACGGCGTTCTCTGTAACCTCTAATCTCATTGGAAACATCACAGGGAATACAACAGTCACCGGAAACCTCACGGCGTTCTCCGTAAACTCAAACCTCACTGGAAACGTAACCGGAAACCTCACGGGGTTCTCAGTAACCTCTAATCTCATTGGAAACATTACAGGGAATACAACAATCACCGGAAACCTCACTGCGTCGGCAAATGTAAATTTAGCCCCTTCAGGAAATACAATAACAATACAAGGAATAACAAATCCAATTAGTATCGGTGGTGCATTATCTGATGAGACAACTGCAATAACAACTACGAATCTATTAACAATTCGCGCACCTTTTGGTTTTACGGTAAGGCAGACGCAGCCTCCCTATTTTTGGCTTACAACAAGCCCAGGAACAGGAACGTATACATCATTTGACATCCAAAAGAATGGAAATTCTATATACACGGGTACTTCAACTTTACCTACTATTTTACCTTCGTACACAAGTAATTCAACTACGAGCAATGCTGGTACTATTATAGGTGGTCTTAATACATTTGCATTGAATGATCTTATTCAGTTTAAGGTTATTAATGCGGGTACAGGTGCAATTGGTGCAAAGGGACTCATGTTCTGTTCTTAATCGTATTATAAGCAGGGTTGATATCAGGATCATGTGTCTTGTGCTACAAATCAATGCTACAATTTTTTCCTTAAAAAAGTTCGAGAATGACTTGATATGTCATTTAAGACAACCATCTTACTAATACAATACCACCGGCACCATTACCTCCTGAATTGTTAGCTCCAGTATAATTATTCATACCTCCACCGCCACCACCTGTATTTGCTTAATCCATTACTTGGTGTTGTTCCTCCTGCACCACCTCCACCATATCCTCCTAAGCCTGCTTTTGAGTTTATATCATTTAATCCACCTCCACCACCTCCTGCAAAATAATAATTTCCTGAAACATTTTGACCAAATGTTGTTCCGAAATTGTTATTAATTGATCCAATACCGCCACCACCACCGCCACTTGTTGAACCATTACCCCCAACACCGCCAGCACCTCCACCACCTCCATTAGCATATGGTCCATTTGTCATACCTGTTCCTCCATTATTACCTTGACCACTTGTTCCTATACCAATACCACCACCATAAACGGCACCACCACCAGATCCCCCATCATTTGCACTAATATGTGTTTGCACACCTCCACTTCCAGAACCACCACCAATAGATGGTGGTAAAGTTCCGAACTGTGAATTTCCGCCTTGATATCCAATACAAGCACTACTACCACCAGGACCACCTCCTTTTCCTCCTAATCCTACATTTACAGTATATGTTCCAGCTGTGAGTGTTTGACTTCCAAAATATTGATACCCTCCAGCACCTCCCCCGGCACCCGTCGAAGCAGATCCACCACCACCACCGCCACCACCGCCACCACCTCCAATTACTAATATGTCAAATGTTTTACTATTTCCTGGGGGAACTGTAAGTGTTCCTATATTAATCGACTCTTGGGTAATAGTTGTTGTTCCACTCGTTACAAATGAAGCAATGTAATAAAAATAAAAAAAGTTAAGGAAGATTCAACTTAAGCACCAAAAAAATTAATGACACCCATGCATACGGTGCCATCACCGGCATTACCAGGTTGGGTGGTAGTCCATATGAAGCGGTATTCATTGTATGCTGTTGAAGGTGACACATTGAAAGTTATAGGAGTTCCTCCTTGAGTATTAAGCGTAGTAATACCAGTTTGATTATCAATCAGATACCAATTAGTCCCAGCATTATTTGTGCCTGCCAATACCCAAGACCCAGCAACATCACCGCCTGGTCCTCTTCCAGCTAATTTATAGCTTGTTAGAGTAATTGCCGCAGGCATTAATATATCCCACCATTCACCCTTATATGCAGTTCCGCTTACAGTTGTAGTAACACTTCCATTATATACACCGGTTGCATTAGTGTATTTACCTATTTCAGCAGCATAGAAACTACCAGCCGCTTGAGCATTGTTAAGGCAAACGTATATAGTTCCAAACCCAAGATAAGGATTGCCTGATGCTGTTACTGTGTATATACCATTAGCTTTAGATGGTGATTGACCTGATGCTGTGTAAGGATTGCTGTTCATAGTTGTTCCCGCATTAGGAAATTGATATGTAGGGATATAAAAAATAGCTGTTCCATAAGCACTTGATGTATATGTACCACCTAGTGTACTTGTAATTACCAAGAATATGTAATATCCGGCTGTTGGTGAACATGTGATTGATCCTCTAGATGCAAGAACAGTAGGTGCTCCGAATGCAGTTGGTGTACCATTTAATGTAGACGCTTGATAAATTGTTACAGTATCATCCGTGTTTGTATTCGTTGTGGAAAATGACACAGTAATTGTTGTTGTTATTGCAACAACACTTGTAATTGCACCGCTTAAAGTACCCAAACCAGTGAATCCAGTAAAAACGATAGCACCATTAACATCAAGTTTTAAAGAAAATCCTGTAGTCGATGCCTGTGCAGGTAAAATTGTATTTGAATTTAGTGTATCATATAATATCACTGACCCTGGCCCATATGTTCCAGTTATATACGAAGTTTGTGAAGAGTCAACCGTCACCGAATTTATACTTACACCGCTCGCACCTGACAAGGTAACTTGCCATATAGGTGTACCCGTATTATCGTATCGAATGATATATCCTCCTTGATTACCAGATGTTGGTGGTAAAGTGAGCGTGCCAGATGATGCACCATATGCGGTAGCACCAGATGTTCCGTATGTTCCTCCAATAAATATATTCGAATACAATGGATCGGTAGCAACTGATGTACAAATATCGTAACCGGGTCCATCTACATACACCCTAAAATAAAATGAAAAGGATGGTGAACATTTTAAAACGTATCCTGCGGTATTTTGAACACTTCCCGGTGTTACAAGTGCAGTATTTGTTCCGTAAAATGTACAAAAACTAGATCCTGTTCCACATATGTACAGATTGGAACTCGAGTCTATATTAGAACCGCTTCCATATGCGGAAACAGTAGAAGATAAATTAGAAACAGATGAATATGATATATATTGACAATTTCCATAATACGATACAATATATGCCGCTGAATTAGCTGTTGCAGTATAAGATGGTAATGCAGCCCCAGAATTAACACTCAAATTAGAGATTATGGGCTGAGCACCTCGAGAATCAAATGAACCTACTAGATATATATTACTTTGTGTATCAACTAATAATGAATTTGCGGTTACGGTATTAACGCCATTATTATAAATTCCGCCGTTTCCTACGACATTTCCTGTAGAATCTAATCTAGTAAAAAAGGCATTGTTTCCCGGATACATCATCGACCCTTTAAACCCTATAGGACTCTGTATAATATTTGAAACGTTTAAAACATTTGAATAGTACACATTGGCTTGTGTAAATGAGGATCCTACTGTAATTGTCCCGCACATATAAACATTTGAATTTGAATCCGTAGTTGTACATGTAGATGTGATACTTGACGAAGCAGCACTTGAATTCGGGCATACATACGTTCTCCATAAAGGAAATCCATTAGATAGTGTTTTCACAACAAATCCACAAAGTTGATTAGTTGTTGGAAAGTATACGTTAGATGATGGAATAATATTAGAAACATTCGAAGTATTGGAATAGTATACATTTGCGGCTACACCACCATATGTTCCCGTGATGTATACATTTCCTTGTGAATCGATATTTACAAAAGAATCTGAATCTTGACCAGTTCCATCTATATACGTTCTAGATAAAACTGTGCCATACGGACTTAATTTAATTAAAGATCCCGCAGTTCCTCCTAATGTTGCAGGAAACGAGTATGAACTAGGACCCGATGGTTGATTCATAATTGCCGATGAAGATCCATACGAACCAGCAACGTATATGTTTGACAACGAATCAGCTAAACCTGATGACAATGTTCCATTGATCGTATTCACTACTCGATATGTGGGTGAAAGATATACTGGCATTTATAATGCTTCGGAAAATATTTTGATCTGTTCATCCGTAAGTGATGCGGGGTATTCAATATGAAAGTCAAATACCAAGTTTCCTTGGGAAGAAAGTCCCTTTCCTTTTACAATGTATTTCTTATTTGGTTTTATAAATTTTGATTTGTACTCAAACACACCACCTGGGTGAGGAACCAAAATTGTTGTTCCTATAAGAGATTCTTTGAATGTGATGTTCACAGTATATACGAGATCCAATCCCTGAACTTTAAATGTTCCGCTGTCATCAATAACTATACGAATATCAAACGAATCACACACCCTAATAATCTGTCCACTTGGTGTTCCGGGCGGAATTTTAGTAATATGAGTTTCTTCGGTATCTTTGAATCCCTTGTTTGAACATAAAGCACACCCTTTTGCCTTTCGTCCTTGACATTGTGGACAATTCTGTCTGAACATAGCAACCGGTATAAACCCATGACCGTTACATAGTTTACATATACACGATTCGCATGCCTTTTGATCGGTAACCTTAAATCGTAACTCTTGACCATCGTATGCATTTTTAATACTTGTATGAACCTCGTGTATGTTTCGTTGTGATTGTGAGAACATCTCACGAAACATATCAAATGGATTAAATTGATGAGGCATCTCGTGTTCTTGTTGAGGCTTTGTTATCCGTTCATATGCATTCTGAATCTTTTTAAACTCTTCCGGATCACCTCCTTTATCTGGGTGATTTTTCATTGCGAGCTTTTTGTACGCCTTTTTAACTTCATCCTCCGATGCCCCTCTCGAAATTCCTAAAATTGTATACGGGTCGTCCATTATATTACTCGATGTGTAGTAACTTTATATATTTGTCGAGTATGATTTGTTTTGTATTCTTTGATAGTATACGCGCCCCAAGATTTGTTGCTAACTTCTTCAGCTCGTCCTTTTTTAGTTTTGCATATTTTACATTGACAAACTTCTTGAGATATTGATTCTTAATAACTTGTGAATTGATATTTGTGTGACCAAGATTGCGTAATCTTTGTTTTATTTGACCCTTTGTAACCGTGTTTATGTTTGATGTATTGAGAATATTTTTAAGATTTTTGATAAAATTTCTGGGGGTCTGCGCCCGGACGGGGGTCTGCGCCCGGACAGGGGTCTGCGCCCGGACGGGGGTCGGTGCCCGGACGGGGGTTTTCGCCCGGACAGGAGAAGGCGATTTTTTCGCTATCATTGCACACATTTGTTTTATTGTCATAGTAGGCAGAACTCTATATCCTAATTTCTTCATGAGTGTTATTAGTTCAGTTTTCTTATACCCATTTGCAAATTTAGATCCTATTCTGGGTCTAGCCCCCATAAATGAAACCAGCGGCAGTGGGCTTGCACGGACGGGTGTTTTCGCCCGGGGCGCCCGTACAGGTGTCGGTGCCCGGACAGGTGTCGGTGCCCGTACAGGTGTCGGTGCACGTACAGGTGCGTGCACCTGGACAGGTGAAGGAACTCGTCGTTTCATAATCTGTTCATGTATTGGTTTCAACTTTTCAACTTGTTTTATTGCTTGAATTTCAGCTTGAATTTCATCAAGTCCTTGACGCATGAGTTCAGTTTTGAAAACAGCCACCTTATTCTTGTCGCGGGCATTGAACTTGACTGCAATGCGTGGCTTAGGTGGTGATCTCGTTACACGGGTATACTTTCTGGGACCTGTAAATTGCAGTAGTTTATTCGGAGAGAATGCACTTATAATCTGATCCAGAGTTGGCAAATTCGTGTGCTTTACATCGGACCGAAGTCTCCAATTCTTCACCACGGCTGAATTCGCCATGAGATATTCCGGTGGAAATACTGTAAGTGCCCTATCCTTGAATTGTTGCTTAAATCCAGGCTCCGCGCACACTGATGTGATAAAGAAGTGTGCATCATACACTGGATTATTTCCAGGATAAATGCCGTAATCAAGTTTGAGACGCTCGTCGAAAACAGGATTTCCGTGGAAGTTTGAGAGTTCAAAATCGTACAACAGAGGCTCTTCATTCTTTATCAGCACATTATCTACGTGTAAATCATTGTGACGGAAGCTCGGAAACTTTTCGTGTACACGCTTAAGAGCTTTCAATGTTCTGAGAATGATTCTGTACGCAAATTTACCCTTGTAATGTTTTAGTGATCCGCCTTTGATATATTCATTGTACATGTAAAACCCGTCAAAACATTTCACCTTGTTATACACCTCGGGAACAAGATCCGGAAACGCTTTGTGGAGGGCATCTTGTGTATCAATTTCGTGTTCTCTGCACTTTTTAATTGCAATCATTTTTTTACAGTCTTTATCAGGGCACCCAACCCAAACTGTACCCTTTTTTATAACCTTTATACCTGGATGAGACACTTTATTCGTCGGATTTTTCAAGTGATACATAAACGCAGCCGGGTTGCATAAATTTTGTTCCATGTTTTACTTTGTACGAGATAAAATATCACGAACCTCTTGATCAAACAAAACCTGATCAGATTTCGATATGTGTGCTTTTCGCTTCAAAAGATCTAGTGCATCTTCTCTGTACAAATGTTTTAGAAAATCCTTTTTATAGTCTAGAGATGATGCATACGATGAACTCTCTAGATAGAGTTGACACACGGGCCATGTAAACTTACGAAGCATGACAACCTCATTTTCAAGAGAATCCAGGCGTGGGAGGATAACCTCTCGTAGAAACTGGTCGCTCATTTAAGAATACTGTGCGTAGTATTCTTAAATGCGTAGCGAGGTTCTCACTGCAATGATCATGTGCGCTCTATTCCCAACCCCCGAAGTACCTCTGGGTTACCGCGAAAAGGTTGTCATCACGCTCATTATGATGCGTTTTCTTGACGAGTATATAAAAACTGAACATGACATTCAATGGGTGAATGAAAAGTTAAAAGAAATGGAATTAGACACAGTAGATGTGGCTATTTGTAGGACCAACTCCACTTAGTGGTATAGGACAAGTTGTTATACAATATGCAAATATATTCAACGGAAAATTTATATCATTTGGAGAATCTTTCGAAGAGCACAAAGGACCGGTGTTTGTGTTTGTCCTCCCAGTCAAGGAATTCATGGATATGTACATTTCTTTAAAACCAGATGTAGTCATGACTGTGTGCGAAACGGAACCAGTCCATGAAGATTACAAAATGATATTTGATACGTTCCCCGGTAAAGTTCTCGTTCCGAGTGAATTTTGTCAAGGAATATTTCATAGACAGTTTGGTGTAGATACAACCGTATTCAGGCACACGACGAAGCATGTACCGATTCAACCCCCGCTCGACACAACATACACATTCTATACAATTGGGAACATGTTCGACCCGCGTAAAAATGTACGCGGACTCATAGAAGCTTTCAAAACCCTGCCAAAAGGGTCAGCAAGACTCATAATTAAATCAACCGCGCGTGAAGATTTTGTTCTTGACGAACCAAATATACTTGTTATAAATCGCTACATGACCGAAGAACAACTTGAAAGGATTCATGCACATGGACACTGCTACGTGAATTGTAGCTTTTCAGAAGGCGTCGGGATGGGAGCCGTCGAGGCGGCGGTGCGAAACAAGCCAGTCATCATAACAGATTTCGGTGGTCTTAAAGAGTACGTTCACACTCCATTTGTCATTTCTACAACACCCCAACCAGTCGGATTCACCGACTTTCTATTTCAACCACATATGCTATGGGGAAAACCATCTCTAGAGGATCTCGCACACCATATGAAGTCGTGTCTTGATCAGCGAATCACCAGCTGGGATCACCCGCACACACGAGATGTAACATCAAGTGCAGTGCTTCATGCAAAATGGTCCGAGTTTAGCCTTGAGCTTGCACGGGGTCCCGTTGAGGTTAATCGCCTTGCAGGTTAGAACCGCCGCCTTTGCCGCCACATGAGTCTTGGTCACCGCCTTTGGCGTCTCAGACAAGACGACAATGCGAGTCACCTTGAGCTCCTTGTACTTGGCGTTGACGCGGTCAATGGAAGCCTGAAGATCCGCCATTTTTTTCATTTCTTCTTGCCAAAAAAGAGACCCAGTTCACAAAACGTTATATTTTCTTTTATATTAATCATTGTTCGTTCATATGTCATCTTGTTATTAGGGTAATTCTTATCCTCTCGTATCTTCAATGGTTTCCATTCGGATTGTTCAAAATAGCACTCTAATATGGCTTCGCGAGGAGATCCATGGCACTTTTGAATAGGTACCATATTCGTATTATGCTGAATGCAAAGATGCGCTGATTCCGAAACCCAAAAATCAATTGTAATTTTTTCATTCGGTTTCCATTTAAATAGTGACCGGTGCGTACCCATGCGAACTGGTTCGTCAACTGGTGTGAAAATAATACCGTCCGTTTTCGCCGAATCAAGTTTCAAGCTAGAAATCATGTGACACGGAATCATATCCTTGCACCGAACAGTGAGTTTGGGAGTGGGAACAATAAACCTAATCATATCACGTGCCTTTTCAAGGCGTTTCGTAAGAGTATGATGCACGAGATTCTCCCCTTTGATGCACACCGCATCATGAACAACAAACGTACCATCTATGAGCTCTCCGTCTAGAAGCGTATCACGTGGAACTGTGAGTGAATACAATGTGAAATCCATGCGCCGATTCACAAGAGCACATATCTTTCGTCCTTGTGAATCCGTAAAACACACTAAAAAGTGACGTATTCCGTCCGTTTTTTCACATACGAGGTACCTGTTTTTTGCAATGTGCGCCAGATGTTTTCTCTCCAACGAGATTGGCTGAGGACCTGGAAACCGGTCCTTGTTGCTCGATCCGTATGTCGAGTAAATAAACATCTTAATCTCATCCTCCATCTCAAGGAGCTACACTTACTCCTGAGCTCTCAATAATATTTCCAAAACATTCATGCACATAGTGACATGTCACATTCGCTGATTTCAAAACTCCAATTTTTACATCCAGTTTTGTTTTCAAATGGTCGAGAGATTTGTATTGTGTATTCGCATCTCTAAACTTCTTCAAGAGGTACTTGACGTGTACACACACTATGCGACCATCAGACACTGAAGAAACAAATTCAGATACACCTGCTTTTGTGGCGGTCATGCACGTTGTATCAAAATGCAACCCCCTCTGATGCACAGGTTCATTCAAGGGATTCTCGCGAAACTTCTTCCAATCAATTCCTTCAAGGGGGCACGGAACAACCAAAACTTTGTAATCCGAGAACAAGAGTCTCTGAATAGTTTCTTTATCAATAGCTACACCATAATCTATCCAAATCATCTTCTCCTCTGAAGTGGACTTGAGAGCCTTGTGAAATGTGGACTTGTCTATGTGAAATTGAACTTCGAGATTTAATCCGTGTTCCATGCACAGCATGGCAACTCCCATAGCCGTGTGAAGGGTAGTTGTAGTTATAGCCTTATTTCTCGTAACCATACAAAGAAGGACCATTTACTGAAGAGATCCGTTAAATCTTAAAGTACCTATGTGCCCCAGAACGGTCGTCACATCCGCGTGAATCTTTCCACCGATGAGCTGCCACCTGCGACAAAATGCATAATCCTCAGAAAGGTACCTGCGCGTTTCAGGATCTATGAGACAATCAAAAATGGCACAGTATTCGTCAAGATCCTTATTCTGGTGATCATTCACACACATGAGATGCTTGTACTCCTCATACATCTTTTCGATAACTGATCTCTTGATGCACATAAATCCAGTCGGTCCATCAAGCACTTCAGTAAACCCGTTTACAATCTGAGACTTTGCATATTTAAAATTCATCACGAGTGAACTTGAAAGACGGGCCAAATCGCGCGAGTCTCCTTTTTGCACGGCGTCTTCCGCCTGATTCCACATGACAACCTTCTTCGGGTATGATGCAACCGCCACATCGTGACCAGACTGGACAAGCCGAAGAACCGATTCAGGATCAAAGTGAATATCCGCGTCGATAAAGACGAAATAGTCCGCCGTTGACTTGTATAAAAAACGAGCAATTGAAATATTACGCGCCCGTGTAATCAGTGATTCGTTCTCAGTCGTATCCATAAATAATTGAATGCCTCGAATCGAACACAGTCTTTGAAGACCGAGCATAGATTCGGCATACCCTTGAAGACACACCCCCCCGTAACAAGGAGTCGAAAGAAAAATCTGTGTCATTTGTTGACTAAAGATGTGTTTGTTTTAAGTCACCAGCAAAAGAATTTTCTGCAACGTCGGAACAGAAATGTCGCATATCGAAGCTATGTGCGCCTTGTCGGGTGTGTACCCGAGCTCGTTCAGAGTCCGATAAATCACTGCACTTGCAATACCCTTTGGAGTCTTGCCCATGAGTTCTGGAATGTTCATCTGTGCATCTTCGCACGCGCGAATCACCTTCATGCGGACACGCCCCTTATCTTGGTCAGGAATACACGTCACCTGGTTAAAAATTCTCGAGATGATATCGCTCGATTGTGTCTTACCCGTGTCTTCTCCCATCACATCCCTGAATAGCTCACTGGTTCGTGAAATATCCTTGACGGGAATTCCAAATGCACTGGCAACCTCGTGAAATGTTCTTTGTACGCCATGTTCCTTGCACGCATAAAGAATACAATTAGCCTTGATACCCATCCGAATCGCCCCCCGGGTCAGCTTTGCCTCGTTCACTTTCCTGTACGTAATTTTTACGCAATCGATAATCGTTTCATTGAGACCCAATTTGCTCTTGCACACCGAATCAATTTGTTGATACGCGTGGTACAGAGCCCTATCCTTGTGATTCATATTCGAATGAAGGTTAATCTTTGCCATTTTTTGAAACCCGTTACGAGACGAGATGAGCGTTCCCATGCCCCACTTGTTCGAAAACAAAACCGAATCGACCGGTGCACCCACACGAGACGGGTCACTCCCGCCTTCCATGTCACCTATCCATTCGGGTTCGTCACTAATGAAATCGTGATCAACCCGGCCACACCCGGTACACACGGGCAATTCATTTGTAAACAGTTTTGCCGCACCACACACAGCACATGTATACTCGTCGATACACTGTGTTTGAACGCCACTCGATTTGTTAAGAAATTCATCCAGTTGCATCCATAACATATCAACGTCCATTTTTATTTTACTATGGAGCACAAGAGACGCCGGATCACACAACACCACTTTTTTTACGCATATACCATGCGAATAATATTCCAATAATTGCAACAAACACGGCCCATCTGCCCACACCCCTTTTCTTCTCCTTTTTAGGCAGTTCCTCTTCATCGAGGCGTCTCTTTACCTCTTTAATGTACTTGTCAATTTCTTCGGGTCGTGGTATGTCTTCTTGTTCTACATTCGTGCCTGAAGTATGCACTCGAAGTATGAATGCATTATTTTCATACCCCTGAAAGTTCAAGGGGTTTAGATTCTTATCGTACCAGTGAATTGTGAGACGAGAAAGAGTTTGAGGCGGAACATGTATACTAATCGAATAATCTGAATATTCCTTGAACGTCTTTATATTGGTAGACGCAATATCCATAGGTATTGCAGCAAACATGTTTCCGGCATTCAAACCTGAAATGGGCAATGATTTTGCATCGCTAAAATACGGTGTTCGAAACTCTTCGATATCAAGAAAGACATATTCGTTCATTGACAAGTCAATAACTCGTTGAGACACTGAATCCGGTGGAAAAGACGTTCCCTGATCAAATCCAAGTAATCTAGAGATTTCATCCGTATTGAGAGTGAAATTTTGAGTTCCGCTGTACTTGAATTTTCCCTGGGCCTGCAAACACTGAAAGTGTGGGTCGAGTGCAGTAGCAAGCAATTGACCCGAATAAAACCCGTTCGGAATGGAGAGCGACGTCCCGTCATCAAATGTAATTATATCTGAACCATTCGTTAGGTTATACATGCTGTTGGGAATTTTAGCAGATACGAGTTCTACTCGTATTGGATTTTTAATAGGTGTCTGTAAATGAAGTGTGTAACTATTTCCGTATGGGTACAATGACATATCTCTGTTTTTTGAGTCGACGTGTATATAATGAACTGCCATTTATACTATCTTGTAATTTTTCATCTGCTGGTTTACAAACTTACCATCTCCGCAAATACCTCCAGGGCCCTCTGATGATGAATAGTATGCTGAATCCTGTGACGGACCTGGCACACACGTCAGGCTATTCTTGAGCTTCCAGAAATCACTTGGGTCCTGGCCTGTGCCCTGAATGTTAATTTCAGCAAACCCAGATACCAGGCGAGGGAAGAAGAGCTTTACGAAAATCAGAGCAACCAGAACCAAAAGGATGGTATCACTCTGAGCCATTTATAAGGTGCACACATTTTTTTGCGTTAAAGACTAAAACTTCATTTCTTTGAGGATTACAGTATGGAATTTGATCTTGATCCGGCTGAGCGTGAACTATTTGATGAGATTAATGTCACTCAGGAAGAAGAGGCGCCACGTGTACCAAAGCCACCTCCTTCAAGAGGATTCAGACAAGTACGATTCGATGATGATGACGGTGTTGACGTGGATGCATTTGCAAATACATCAAAGATGGCTGCAGCCGCACAACCACCACCAGTAGAATTTGATGGCGGCGAACGTTCATTCGCGGATGAACCAGTTCGTAGAAGTATACCAACTGGGCCATCAGAGGGGTACAAGAGCTTGGATGACGAAAAGGCCGACCTTTTAAATCGCATAGCGCGTCTCGCAAAAAAGGGTCTTCACACATCAGCACGCCTCACAGTCTACTCGGACATTGAGGACATTCGAGCCGAGTACAAGAGACTCATGTACTCTGTAGAGGTTGAACAATCAATCAAGTTTCAGAGACGTATGCTCGTCGCGTGCGTTTCCGGAATAGAGTTTCTCAATAAGCGGTTTGATCCTTTTGATCTGGAACTTGACGGGTGGTCCGAAAATGTCATCGAGACCCAGGATGATTACGATACTGTATTTGAGCAATTATTCCAGAAATACAGAACCAAGGTGAATGTAGCCCCTGAAATCAAACTCATGTTTATGGTCGGCGGATCAGCCATGATGTTCCACATGAGTAAAACCATGTTCAAGTCTTTCACAGAGCCAAAGAGAGCGCCTCAACCACCACCACAGTCACAGCCTCAGCCAGGTGAGAGGAGAGACATGCGAGGCCCGGGTATAGATCTCACCAGTCTAGGAGGGGGGATCGATCTCTCTAGTCTCCTAGGAACTCTCAGGCAGCAACAAGCGCCCCCGTCAGAAGGTGACATGTCAGATATTGTTTCAATTGCATCAGAAATTCGTGAGCTAGATATACCTCACGTCGAGAAGAAGAAACGGGGAGGAGGCAAGAAGAAAAAAGAACTTGTCATTGAATAAATGATAAGCTACGCACTTCTTGATGACGACCAGCCACCCAAGAAAATGATAGTGCCGTCATCTTCAAAGACGGCATCCTCAGAATGCAATACGCTCGTCATGGTTTTTATAGGGGGTGTTTTACTTTTGGCGCTCATGGATTCGACGCGTTAGAGTAAGCACGCCTCCTTAGGCTCAAATAACTTCCTGCGCTTATAAAACATAGATTCGAATAGGGACCACTTGTCTGCAATATCATACACCTCTTTGTTTGTGTCAGAGTTTCTGGTTATTCTTCCAACAGCCTGTTTGATATCGCTGTGCGGTGTCACGAGAAACAACGTATCCAGACAAGGAATATCAAGCCCCTCATATGCAAGGCAAAATGTTGCAACAATGACTTGCTTTTGAGACGCTTTTTCTTGTTCATCTTGTGTCATACCCCCGATGTACAACCCAGCACATTCACCGAGTTGTTCGCACAAGTATTCGCAATGGTGCCTGCGATCACTGAGAACCAGAATACGCCTCTTTCTCTTGATGCACTCTCTTATTTTTGAAAGTATGAGTTCATTTCGCTCGGGAATATCAACGAGTATGTTAACCATATGTGTCATTGATATTTTACCCGCCTTGTTTAGTACAGGTCCCTTCATAAATTCGAGATGACTAAATGGGACTTTTATGTGTTCTATTGAACACGAATCCTGTTCCATTGTGTAGAATATATCACCTAGGAACCAAAAGAGGATTTTCGTAAGACCATCCTTTCGTTCAGGTGTCGCGGTAAGACCAAGCGTATACTCGGAATTGAAATTAAACATCGCTTTCGAAAATGCAGGAGCACCTATATGATGAGCCTCGTCAATTATAACAAATCCTATACTCTGAAATGAATCCTTGGGAAATTCTCGCGAACACAATGTTTGAATCATAGCAATCACAAAATCAGTTTCGAGTTGAAATGTATCCCCTTGGACCAGGCCTATCGTCGCGCCCGGGCAAAACTGTTTTATACGATCGCGCCATTGACTCGCAAGAAACTCCTTGTGGACTATGATGAGTGTGCGCCTCTTGTACTTTGATGCTAGTGCGAGCGCGGTAGCCGTCTTTCCTTTTCCGCACGGCAAACAAAGCACGCCATTTCCGTTAAAATTCGCGAGCGCCTCTTTTTGGTGCTGGAACAGTGCCCCCTTGAATTGAATACGCGACGCGGGTTCACCCTTTGAGTTCGCAGGCCGTTTTACCTCCGACTTGAAAAACCTCGGAATTTGTATTCCTCCACCGGGAAGTTCTTTATACACCTTGAACGCAGGGGGTCTCATGCCGAGTGCATTTTCTTTTGCGCGCACCGTTAACTCTTTTTTGAGCTGTTGCATTTATCATGTAGTGTTTATAGATTTTAATACGTAAAATGAATCACCATTCCATATTTTCGTAGAGTACTCGAAGCTTTTTATCACGTCACCCTTTTTGAGTTCGTGAATCGTTTTGATGCCAGTGAGAGCAACGCCCATTATTCTATTGTACCTCCATGGTACCTTGATTTCGGTGTTGTCTATGATGATGTATTTGCGGCCACCTCTGTCGTAGATGCCGTCAGACCCAATAGTTGGCATTTATGTATAAGCTCATTCTTCTCTCTAGATGAGAGTTTTGATAGATCACCCGTCTTTATAGCGTGGATATCAGGGCCAGAAAGTGTCATCGACTGGACGCGATAATCTAAAAATGCCTGGCATGCAATAGGAACAATTTTCTTAATGTGTTCGAAAACCAGTTGTGCAGGCTCACGAATTTCTTGCTGTGCGTGATCATCCATTCGAAGATGAAGAAAATGAAAGAGGTTATGAAGATTAATCTTCCAGTAAAACTCTGTAAATGTTGATTGCGGTAGATGAACTCGCGCAAGTTCACGAGATACGCCTTTCGACAATAGGCCATCATACACATCAAATGCAAGTTCTGCAGAATGTTCTTGGGGGTGAGATGTAATGTCGTGTATAACATCGCACGACCCTTGCTTGTTTGTGGATGATTGAGATCGGTATTCGGTAGGAACCCAATATTCATTCTTAACCTCTGAATACCGAGCAGACACCTCATTTACACTAGCAGTCCTGTGACGCAACCATTGACGTGCAACAAAAATAGGAACCTTGATTCGAAATTTGAATTCAACCATCTCAAAAGGGGTTGTGTGCCAATTCCTCATGAGATAACGGATAAGATGCGTGTCTTCTGACACTGTTTTTGTTCCCTGGCCGTATGAGACGCGCGCAGCTTGTACAATTGATGCGTCATCTCCCATGTGATCAATGAGTTGAACTTCCATTTGAGTTTTTTACTCGCTTACTCTTTAAGAATTTGATGACATTGCAACTGCGACGCCTATGATCAATAGTACTAAAACTACCACGAGAGGTATCCATACCTTCTTTTGAGTTAATAATCCATTTAAAGTCCACCATGCAGCCGATGAAGACGAAGACGAAGACGAAGAGATAACTGTCGGTAATGCGGAATTTACCTGTGCAACTGCATTTTTAATTTTTGTATTCACGTTTGATCCTGGTGGAGGTATTAAATCGCCAGACAACGGTGCAATTGATTGTGCATTAAATGAATCTAACATTTTATTAAAATATTCAACTAAGTGCGTATAATCATTTGGTGTAAGTCTTTGATAGTTACCAGAATTATAATTTGCTGTTAATGATTTAAGGTTTACTATAAAATCATCGTTAACAAGATCACGTATATCATATATACCCGGAATCCAACTAAATTCATCTAGATCGAAAATGCTTGTTTTGTTATCGGTGTAACCTGATATATTTGGTTTGAATATGACCAAAATAAATAATATACATATTGCAATCATTTATAATCCACACCCATTTAATTAGTACCAATAATATTTATTTAATTGCAACCACAACACCTATTATAAGTAGTATTAAAAATATGACAAGAGGTATCCATACCTTTTGTTGACTTATAAATCCAGTGAAAGTCCATGGCACTGAAGAAGCCGAAGCCGATGAAGAAGCCGAAGCCGATGAAGAAGCCGAAGCCGATGAAGAAGCCGAAGCCGATGAAGAAGCCGAAGCCGATGAAGAAGCCGAAGCCGATGAAGAAGCCGATGAAGAAGGTGTCAAATAAAAAAATGATATTGGATACACTGTATTATTTGTATCTACATTACCGCTCTTAACCGTAAAATTAAAATTATTATTTACATTGTTAGATGTAAATATTCTACAAATTGTCATATCATTATTAACAGATATAGCACAAGCAGATTGGGTGTTTTGTAATAAATTGCATATATTTTCAATTGTATATCCAATTGGTTTAATATACACATATTTTGTAAATTGTGTTATATCTGATGTAGCTATATATTCATTACTATTATTCACCGTGAGTTTATTCCATGTAGAAATGCATGGGATAGAACCAGGAAACGTTGGCAATTGAGATAGTGTCACAATAACAGAATTAGGATCATAATAAAGAGTACCAGTCCCACTTATCTGGTTAAATGCATCTGAATTTATTTGTATTGCTACAGGTCCGTGGATGGTATATCCGTCTCGTTTACTTATAGACCATACAGTTTTTAAATCATTTGAAATAAAAATCGCAATAGCATTTGAAACAATTTGGGTTTGTAAATCTGTTATACTCTGTGAAGTTGTATATTGTCTCCATTGATTATTAATATAAAAAGTTGAATTAAAATCAGCTACACTTGATGCCGGCGTTGAACTCCATGAACTTGGTGGTACAAAACTAGACATATTAATTAGAACCTAGAGTAATTTTTCCATCTGGCCATTTCGTTGTTGGGTATCCAGTTACAAAGTCTGGGCACTTTTCAGATGTGCAATCTACAAACTGTGCACCGGGATACTTCTTCACATGATTTACCGTATGTGGACATCCCATACTACCGTAAATTATTGTATCACCGCCAGCTGACTTTTTTCGCCATATGAATATCCCGATAAAGAGAGCAACGAGTATACCTATGACTAACTTTATATTCATTTCTATTATCCTGTATTATTTTTTAAATATATACCAACAAATATGATTACTATTACTATTAAAGCGATTGTTATATATAACCAAGCGGAAGGGCTTTGAGAAGAAGCGGAAGGGCTTTGAGAAGAAGCGGAAGGGCTTTGAGAAGAAGCGGAAGGGCTTTGAGAAGAAGCGGAAGGGCTTTGAGAAGAATTATATGTTGTTAAATAATTACCCATTTATTATATAGATGTAAAAAAAGCGGGATCAAAATATAAAGTACCTGGCAAAGTGGATAACATAGTTGGATTTGCAGCCGAATTTGATCCTGTAACTATATTTTTAATACTGGTTTGGGTTGTACTAGGTGAAAAATAAACAACTGACTGAGAATTATTTGATATAAATACCGCTTTTGTAAAATGATTTATTATATAATTGCACATTTGAGTTGCGTTAATCATTATGGGATTTGAAGATGTCACTATTGATACATCAGGTATGGCGTTATTTCCTATTCCGTTTAGTAATGTTATTTGGTTCCATGTGGATATACAGTAAGGTGGCCCAGATAAACCTCCTTGTATTACAGGAATAATAGGATTCGTTGGAATTGCTGAACTTGCGGTTGTTATATATGTTGCTAAATTATTCATATTTGTAGTTAAATTTGCCTTATCTTGTGTAGTTAATCCACCACCATTGTTATACTTCTGTGCAGCCTGTTTTAATACTGGAACTACAATAGAATTAAATAGATCGCGTACATCAGATGAAGGTGTAAACCAAGAAAATTCATCAAGATCGAATATACTTTTTCCTGAATCTGTATATCCTGATAATTTAGGTCTCAATAGTACAAGAATAAAAAGTATACATATTGCAATCCACACATATATGAAATGTTTGTCCATTTATATTTAATTCAGATATTAACTAATTGGAGAAGGCAAGGCCACCCATTCCGGACTGTATGCGCAGAATGTTGTAGTTCACAGCGAACATACGCTGCTGGGTGGTGGTGGAACCAGCCTTGATTATGGAGGTCACCTGGGCGTTATCGATACGGGAGAAGTTGCAAGTGCCGGTTGGCTGGTGCTCCTCTGGCTGCAGACCGAAGGAGTAGGTGTAGATACCTGGGTATGGGTTACCGGTGTGGTAATAGAATGGCTGCACCTGGTTGAAGTACTTACCGGACTGCTGAGCGAACCGGTCCTGGCCGTTCAGGATCAGCTTGAACGCGTCCAGTGGACCAACCTCGGAAATGTTCTGGGTTGGCAGGTAGTCCTCCGTCCAGAATACGTTGGACGCGCCAGTGCCAGTGCCGGTGTAAATGTGAGGCATACCGATATGGTGAGGCAGCACGTAATTGTTGGAGGCGGCGAAAGCAGCCAGGTTGGATGTCACGTTGACGTTCGCGCAGTTGGTGGTGAAATTCCACAGGGAATTTACATTTGAGCCGTTGTAACCAGAGGTAATAGTACCTGGGTAATTGGGGTTAGTGTAGCACCAGATGAGCTCCTTCACTGGGTGGTTGTAAGAGAGGCGAATGGTGTTGGTTGAAGAACCACCACCGGCGGCATTGACGGACACGGCATCCGCACCGGTGTGCTGCACCTGCTCGATCAGGTACTCGTGGCCCTTCTGGGCGAACCGGCGACGCTCCTCGGTATCCAGGTACACGTAGTTGGCCCACACCTCGAAGTAAGAGGTGGAGAAGTACGTGGAGAAGTAAGAGGACAGGTTAAAGTCCAGGCGTACCTCGTGGTACTGTAGAGCAATCAGTGGCAGGTACAGACCTGGGTTGCGGTTGAAGAAGAACAGGAGTGGCAGGTATACGGATGGACCAATGGTAGTTGAACCAGTTGCGGATGGTGGAGCGGATACGGTGGACATCTTACCCCAAACCATCTTGTCCTCGTCAGACAGGAACAGCTCGGAGTACAGACGCCACCACGCCTGGTAGTGCTTATCGATGCGCTGACCACCGATGGTCAGCTCCAGATCGGCAATTGCGCGCTCGGCAACCCAGTTCAGGTCAGCAGCCACGTTATTGGAGGTTGGCACGAGAGAGGCCAGATTGGGCTGTAGACGAACGTACATGTTACCCACCAGATCACCGTTGCGAGCGATGGTGACGGACACGCGGCCGCCGGAAGAGGCGGTACCGTTTAGGGTCTGCTGAATATTCTCCATCGCAAAGTTGGTGTGGCGCTTGTAAACCGCCTGGAAAAAGGTAACCTTGGGCTGACCAGTCAGGTAGACATCCTGTGCACCATAGGCAACAAGCTGCATTAATCCACCGGCCATTTGATATACCCCTAGAAAAAAATTTGCGCAATTTTTGTCCAATTTTTTTCAAGAGAAAATACAAATGGCAGAGAAGGAGCCACAGATTCTAGACCTGGAAGATGAGGACGACGATGACGATATGATGGAAATGCCATCCCTGGAGAATTTCTTGGTAACCGAGGATGGCGATAACATAGCCGACGGAATCGTCAAGGCACTAAACAAACTTGCTGACCGTCTGGACACACAGAATAAGATCTTGATCAAGATTGTTTCCACCATGGCAAAGTCCGCTTAAAAAATTATATCGTAGATGAACAAATGGAAGGTGTTCACACCATCGAAAAAGATGTCCCTCCTGAACATGGGAAGCACATTCAGATGGAAATCTTAAAGTCAGAGGTGAATAATCTTCAAGAGGATAGCATCAATTCGTTTCTATCAAAGGTGGAGCATCAAATGGGTATGGCTACGCGAGGTGACAGGTTTACTCCCCTGACGAATCCATTTAGGCAGTTCTTCAGGGAGGATGAACTCGATGGATCCGGACTCCCCTGTAATGTAGATTTGGATCGGGTCATGGAACAGAAGAAACGACTTGTTCAATTGTTTTCTGAATTGTATCACCGTGCAAGCGAACTTGAAATTCTTTCTCATAGTTCCACTGATATTCACGGTGATGAATTTACACTTGGCACTCGTATAACTCGCTTGATTGAAACGGCGGCTGATTATTTCGAAGTCGTTTTCACATGGGTGAGGATTTATGAGAGGATAAATCATCCTAATTTGGTCCCCATAAAAGGTGATATTGACGGATCACTCTTCCGGGTACGAACTATGGATGAATCGAGTGAGGAGGACGAATGTAGTCCGTACCAGAGACTCTTGCTATTTCTCCTGAACGAATTGAAGCGCCAGGGTATGAAGAGGTACAAGGGGAAGTGCTGTAAGCAGATTGTTCACGGTCCGTATTTGACAAGGGCGTGGAAATCAATTATGGAGGTGGAGGAATTTGTGTATACGTTTACTCAAAAGGAGGACAAGTATGACATGTGGAAGAATCTCACCTCAAAGCCGAGTAATGTGAAGGAGTCTATTTCTCACCTGACTCATTGTAAGGATATTCAGTTTCCTGAGATTGAAAAGGATCGCCATGTGTGGTCATTTTCAAATGGTCTTTTTGTAGGAAAGGAGTGGACTGGAAAGGAGTACACGACTCGATTTTACAAGTATGGATCACCTGAATTTGAGACGCTTGATCCGACTGTCGTCGCGTGTAAGTATTTCGATCAGGAGTTTACACACTGGGATGATCGTCACTGGTCTGATATTTCAACGCCTTACATGCAAAGTATACTCGATTATCAACAGTTTCCAAAGGAGGTTTCTGATTGGATATATGTATTTGGCGGTCGTCTCTGTTTTGACGTGAATGAAATGGATGGATGGCAGTGTATCCCGTTCCTGAAGGGTATTGCACGATCTGGAAAGTCTACACTCATAACGAAGATTTTCAAAAAGTTTTATGATCCTGACGATGTACGAACCCTATCTAATAACATAGAAAAGAAATTTGGGCTGTGGAGCATTCACGATGGACTTATGTTTATTAGCCCGGAGGTAAAAGGTGACCTTTCGCTTGAGCAAGCGGAATTTCAGTCTATGGTGTCTGGAGAGGATGTTTCGATTGCCAGGAAGAATCAAAAGGCTCTTAGCAAGCAATGGAACGTTCCCGGAATTTTGGCTGGCAACGAGGTGCCAAATTGGCGCGATAATTCTGGAAGCGTTCAGAGGCGAGTCGTGACGGTAAACTTTTTGAAACAGGTTATGGAGGCGGATCCCCATCTGGATGAAAAGCTCGAAACGGAACTTCCGGATATTTTGTGCAAGTGCGTCAAGGCGTACATTGAATATGCGCAAAAGTACAGTGATCAGGATATTTGGAACGTTCTTCCCAAGTATTTCAAGGATGTGCAGAGGCAAATTGCGGTTGTTACGAATACGCTGCAGCACTTTTTGGAATCGGAAAAGCTCGAGTACGGCACGGAGAAGTTTATTCCGCAGAAGCTGTTTGTTCACTTGTTCAACCAGCACTGCCAGGAGAACAATCTACCAAAGTCAAAGTTCAATCCGGACGTGTATGCAGGGCCGTTCAGTTCGCGCGACATTACGGTGCGTTCAGTTTCGGTTCAGTACAAGGGGCGCATGTACGCGCAGCAACCTGTTGTGTACGGTCTAGACGTGATTCAAGATAATGTAGAAATTTCTAATGTTGACTTTTAGAAACGATGACTGTGACGTTTCAAAGCGCCACCTCTGATACGGTACTTGTTCGATTTGATATAGAGTCTTTGTTTGATCGCGAAAAACTTCCAAAGGATATTAAAAGTGTAGTGGGATTTAAAAAGGCGATAGGGGGTAAACCAACTATTCAACGAGAGGCGGATGGATCTGTTACCGGATCCTTCACGGGTTCACTTGGTCGAGTTGAGGTGCGCTTTTCTTTTAGGGGACTTGCGGTTATTCGGCCCAAAAGTGTTACTCTGTCGGGGAGTGTTCCGTGGGAGATGATGTATCGTGTGCTTGTGCGACTGGTACCTCGACTTAAAGGAACTCACTTTACAGTGACAAACACGGCTGTTCGCTTCTATTTAAAGAAACATGTAAAGATGCGACAGGTGTTTGAAGAGTACACGATGCGAAGGGGACTTCCGTACAAGATGTATTTCGAACCGGAAATATTTTCGCGTTTGTCGATTGAATTTCCATCTGGGATAGTCGCATACGTGTTCTTTAACGGGACCGTGACTGCACAAGGTAAAAATCTCACGGGTATAGAATCAAAAGTCAAAGAGGTTCTCGATTCGTACCGATCTGCGTACGGTCCCGCGCTCGCGAAGAATCCCGTCCCAGCGCGTAAAAATCTCAAGGCGAAGAGGGAACACATGGCAGCCGTGAGATATGACGAAGCGAGATCATGGGAAAATACAAAGCCAGGGTATTACGTACGACCGGGCCCCAACAAGGTTCCCAGATTCTATGAAGTCCCGAAGAATCCTCGGTTTGTTATTCAAAAGGTTCTTAGGGCCTACCAGAATGTAGGCGTTGCAATCCCGAAAAATGTTCAAAATAAACTGGGAATTGCCGAGACGAACCAACTCAAGGAAAAGGTTCAAAAAAAGAAAACCTTAGAGGAGGCTCCGGTCGGTATGTACCTCCGCCCAGGGCCAGGGGGGTTACTTAAAGCGTACAAGATACCGAAAGACCTGGAAAAAGGTAAGAAAACGGTCCGGGAAGCATATGCAAAAGCGGGCAAAAATATACCAAATTCCGTGAAGAAGATTTTCGGAATGGTTACTAGTCCACCGCCTCCGCAATCACAAAAGAAGCAAGGAACGATAAATAATTCAGGTGTATTTAGAATTGATTCACTCGAATGTTCTCGGTACACTGTCGAAGATCTTCAGAAGATTGCACGAGATCTTAACCTTGCATATCTAGGTATCACATCGAAAAGAGTGCTGTGCGCCATGATTCAAAAAGCGATAGCCCCTAAGAAGAAGGAGACGAATGAAAACTTTGAATTGAATAATGTACCTCATATAATCCTCGCGAATGAGCGTAAAATTCAAAGAAAGGGTAGATCTCGTGCACTCGATTCATTTAAAATAGCAGAATTAAAGAATTTTGTAAAGGCATATGACGAATCAGTGAATACCTCACAGGCAAAGACGAAAAAGAATATAATCGATTTACTCATCGATACAAAGAAGAAACTTGATGCATTGGAGAAGAATCTGATCTTTTCTCCAAGCCCGAGTCCATCGCCGAGTCCCTCGCCGAGTCCATCTCCGAATGTATTAGGACCAGGATTCACAAATGAGGAGATTGCTTTCTTTAAAAGTAAGCGAGGTGGTAAAATGTCAAATGCAAAATTGGTCGACATGATGAAAAATAAGTTTAGAAAGATTCTAGGTGAGAATGTACCGAAGAAGCAACTAGAAACATTCCAGAAAATGTACGCAGAAGGAAAGACTGCACGAAACTTTCTAAACTCACAAATATTGAATTACGGCTTTAATAAGAAATATCTTAATGATTTACGGCTTAATTTCGCACGTCTCCGCAAGACTGTTAAAGGCGAATATTACAAATCCGACATTAAAAAGCTCAAGGATCGATATGATAAACTAAATATGATTCGTAAAAATCTAGAAGCCAAGTACACTACACAGCCACGGGTTCACACGCCACTGATTCGTGTACCTGTTGAGGTTCTCTGATGAGCTCACATAGGCCATGTTCCCTCTTGTACAGGACCGTATCCCAGAACCTCTTCATAATCGGTAGCTTTTCGCGAAACCATTCCCTGCTTCGTGGTACTCGCAAAACTGTCATACTATCCTTCTCCTCACAATACTGAACAAAGTCACACTCTTCTAGGTCCATAATTTCCATAAGAAGTTGCACCTGAGGATAATAATACTCTGGAATCTTTGGACACAATTTCTTAGGGCACTTGATTTCTATGAGAATTCCTTCGTTTGTTACTCCATCGGGACTTCCACCTAGCCATTGATATTCCGGATGGACGAGAAGACCAATTTCGTGTGTCTTTGTATTGTACTTGGCGTCATACATGTCTCTTACAATTGGCTCTAGACGAATACCTCGAGCAGTATTTTCATTTCCCGAAAACTTCTTGTACCCACACTTTTCAAGTATGAGAGAATCTGGTCCTTTAAAAAAATTTACACCGAGTGCAGATGCCAAATCGCTCGCTGTGAGCATATTTCCTCTCAACCTAAACCATTCCATACTGCGCTGCTCGTCAGAACCCGCTCGCTCCAGGAGGTCCTTCACCTTGGAATTCATTTATTCTAAACAATTCCAAAGTTTTAAGTGCGGCACATTGCTCGGCTTGTTTCTTCGTGGAGCCGTGACCCGACCCATACCGCATTGATTCAATGTACACAGACACAACAAATACACCATTAACCTGTGAGTCAACTTGGTACACGGGTAGTTGGATTCGTCTGTTTTGGCAGAGTCTCATGAGTGCATCCTTATAATTATCATCGTGCATATCAACGGGAAACATATCTATAAGCCTAAAAATAAATTGCTTTGTGTGAAGGATACCCAAGTCTATGTACACTGCACCTATAAGAGCTTCGAGAACATCTTCCATAATCTTTGGATTACGATTCCATCCTTTTTTGATACCTTTATCATCCATAAGTATCCAGTTATACAACCCCAAACGTTCTGAGATGGTAGACAATGTGGACCCTCTCACAAATTTGGTTCGCGCCTTGGTCAGAAACCCCTCCTCCTCCTCATTACAATACGTATCATACAAGTACTTTGTAATGATAAATCCCAACACAGAGTCGCCCATAAATTCAAGATTTTCATAACTTTTTGATAGCGAGGGAATCTGTTTCAGTGCTGATTTATGCGTAAATGCTCTAATGTATACATCGAGATTCTTAATCTTTGTCCCTACGAGTCCCTCGACTATCTCTTTTGTAATCATATTATTTTATAGTATAGTATTTATTTTAAGCCTTTGCCACCTTTGGCTTGCCCTTGCGCGGATTTGGTGGCTCTGGCTGGGACTGGGACTCGGGCTCGGCCTTTGGCGCCTTGCCGACATAGTGATGATTGATGTACCGCTGAAGATTCGTCACTGTAATGTCAACACCCTGCTCAGGGGTTAGCAGTGCGTGAAGCGCGTCATCCGTCTTGATAATCTTACCACTGTTGAGTCCCTTCTCCTTTGCATACGCGAAAATACGCTTCGTCACATCGGAGCGAGAAATCATCTCGCCCTGAGCCAGGCCTAGGAACGCGCGAAGATCCTCTGAGATCTTCTGAGGGTGCTTGAAACTGTTATTCTCAGACCGAGCCTTTGCCTTCTCGCCATCAGGGTCCTCGATCTTTTGACGAATACGGTGAACCTCCTTCTGAAGAGCCTTGACCGACTTCTCCAGTGAGATGAGGTAATCCTGAACGGACTCGAGAGATGCCATTTCTAACAAGACTTGTTACCTTGTCTTTAAATAGAAATAATATCACGATAAGTACTACAGGATATGGAATAATCAAAGCGGCTAACAAAACCTGCCACACTTTTATTCCCCACATGAGCTCTGTGTTCATTGCATCATATGGGAACAATGCGTTCAGGTCCATTCTCTAATAATGTTATATAAAGAAAATGGAGTATGGCAAACCCACCAAGCTTCCTGACGGGCGATATTTCCTAAAGATTACGGGTTCTGCTCACAAGCAGATTAACAATGCTGAAGTACAAGAGGCTCACTGTTTCAAGGTTCCAGTTTCACTTGAGGAGTATGATGCAGAAATTCTGAAGAGAGCAGAGGTTTCATCAGAGGAGTGGTTTGGCAGAAAGATTGAGAATCTCAAGGGTGCATTCGATTCATCAGTCACGTCAGGTATACTCGAGGCGCCTTTGACTAAGAAGACGAAGGTGTACGATGCACAAAAAAATGAAGTGGATGCATCCGTTTTGGTACCCGGTGTTAGATGTGACATTATCGTTGAACTTGTTGGTTTATGGTTTATAAAGAAATCATTTGGCCCGGTGTGGAGAGTTATACAGGCAAGACTCAAAAAGGAAACATCAATTCCACAGGTGTACATGTTTCAAGATGAGGCTGATTCAGATGACGAATAAAAAAATTCGCGATGAAATATAAATGATGAGTCTTGATGGAAAGTCTCTCGCTATCATCGCCCTTGTTCTCTTCATACTATACATGATATTCAAGCCCAAGAGCAACAGCCCATTTACTCTTGAAGGTTCACCTATATCCGAGTCCATGGACGCTATTCCATCCCCCCCGGTGACAGACCAGGTAATTTCTTCAGCCCTTCTTCCAAAGGAAGTTCCTGTATCTGACGACTTTGGTCAGTTTTCCAGTGACGCGATCCTGGCAAACCAGAATTATTTAGATCCTCGCGGTCAGATTGGGTACCCAGAGACCATTGGCGGTACTCTGCGTAACGCCAACTTACAGTTCCGCTCAGAGCCCGCAAATCCACGCGACCCAGTCAGCATATGGAACCTATCAACAATCACCCCAGAACTCATGAGACCGACGTTCGAGATTCAGGATAAGGAGTATCAGTAAATAAAGATTTCACGTTAGTATACATAAATGGCTGATCGTCTAAAAACTGTTATTACAGAGTGGATCGAGCTAAAGAAGCATCTAGCCAGCGCTCGGAAGGATATGCAGGTTCTTTCCAAGCGCGAAAAGGCTCTCGCTGAGGATATCAAGACTATGATGCTAGAAAACGAGGTTGAGGATGTGAAGATTCAGGATAAGAAGATTAAGCTACGAACCAAGACTGTAAAGGCGGGAATTACGAAGGATGTCATTCAGCACGGACTCAGCGTTTTCTTTTCAGGTGACGCAGTTAAGGTTGAGACGGTTATTAAGACTATAGTAGACAACGCGCCTTCAAAGGAGCGTACTACACTGCTTCTGTCGGGGGCGAAGTAGGCCCAGGCACACGGGCCTGTCCAGGCACACGGGCCTGTCCAGGTGCTTTGCACCTGTCCGATGGACCACTGTGATCTAGGAGAGTTTGAGTTGTATCAATACAGTGATTCTGAGGATGATCCGTGGACAATCTTTGATGAATTTACTATTGAGGATTGGCAAGATTGGTACAGCGAGGATCTTTTGAACGTGTGGATGTCAATTGTAGAGTATCACGAAGAGTGGTATCTTCCATTGCGTAAGACTTTTAATGATTTTTCATATTTTGTTTTTGAAACCGAGGAGGAGGAGGAGGTTATCACAGATGAAGTCCAGGCGATAAGGAATCACCCTTTTGTAAAAAATCGCAATTGGGAAAATTTTTTCTTTGGTGTTGATAAATGAACAAGATTGATATCACCAGCCAGAAGGTTATTCTACCGGCGCTGCTTTTTGCAGCCCTGAGTTCAGGTGTGCTCTTCTTCACCAAGAAGGCTGGCTCCAGTGTGATTGGTACCACGCTGATTGTTCATGCGCTCCTGTTTGCACTTATGTATTACGTGATTATGAAGTTTCTTCTCAAGAAGAATCTGACTCGTGCAGATATCGTCGTTCCTCTGATATTGTACGTGGTTCTGACGCCAGGTGTGTTCCTGACCCTGCCACCAGGCTCTAAGGGTGTGTTCATGTCCGGCCAGACGTCCACGCCAGCTGTTGGTGTGCACACTCTAGTGTTTGCTATAGTCTTTGCCCTGCTTCGGAGCAAGTTCCCAGCGTACTATTAGAGACTAAACGCATTGTAATGTCAAATGACAATTAGGCACCTTATAATAGGGTGCGGTGGTACAATAATATTTTCGTTCCTTGGTGTTCTCAAGAAACTAGGGCCACTTGATACGCTAGAAGCAATTTCGTGTTCGTCAACTGGGTCTATTATAGGTCTTTTTTACGTATTCACAAAGGGTGACATTGATCGTATGTTACATATGGCCCTCGAAGCCCCTTTGGACAAGTTGGCCCATATTGATGTGAAGGTTTTTCTCAGTAAATTTGGCCTCATAAATACCCGTAACTTTGAGAAGTACATTGATTCATTGTGTTCTTTGACATTTAAAGAGCTTTACGAACACAATCCGATTAAACTTCATATAGCAACGTACAATCTCATGACGGATAAGACAATCTACATGTCGGTTGATACGACACCCGACATGAAGGTTTCGCATGCAGTGCGGAGATCAATTTCTGTTCCGCTTGTTATGATGCCGTGTTTTGTGCCTGGTGAGGGGAGTGTTTTTGTTGATGGATCTTTTGCAGAGGTGAGTCCTTACCAGGTGTTTCTCGGAAAGACTGATGTGCTTGAGATTCGGTATATGGCTTCACCAAAACCTAAAAAAATGCCCAGAACACTTGTTGAGTATGTGTATACAATCGTGTTTTCATTTCTGACGTGCAGAGTCGAGTACAATGATTTTCCGCGTATCGATATCGAGTCAGATGTGAATGTTCTTGATTTTTCACTTAGTACAGAAAAGAAAATGGAATTGTATGTTAAGGGATTATGATATCCTTGTATATTTTTCTTATATGATCGTCATCCATACCTGTGTCTCTTTGAGCACCAAACCCTCCATGTGATACGACAAATTTCATGAAAATTGCATTATGTTTTTTGACATTTTTTGGAAATTCAACTGACATATAATGTTCATCGTCACCCCCATTGTAATTTGTTTTTTTGAAATCAGCTCCTTTAATAGCAAATAAATTTATAGAAGTCCTATCGCCTATGGGTATCTTTTCCGTTTTTAATGTATTAGATTTTTTAATAAATTCTTGTTTATTATTTAAAAAATATTCGTGTAATTTTGTTCCAAGTTTTCCGTTAGTTACAACATCACCCATAAATGGTTCATACTTAAATGTATGTAAAGTATCCGGAATGAGTTCATTTTGTTGTTGGTGCCATGCACATACACCATTATTTATTATACTTGGAAACATTAATAAGAAATTATTTTCACGTACTTCTTTAATATACATATCAAATGCATCTACATCTATAAATAATATATCATCATCTAACTTTATGATAATGTCATCATCATAACTATTTTCCTTATAATATGTATAATATTCAATAAACGAATTTTTATCGATTGGATTAATCAATATGCAATTATCTGACTGTAAAGTATATAAATATTTTTCATCATTTTCATTTCTTGAATAATTCCATATATGAAATTGATATATTTTATGCGAATTCAATAATTTATATATATACGTCATTAATATTTCCATATTTTTTTCTCTGCCGGCAAAACATGTAACAATAACTCGTTCTTGTAAATTACTTATAGTTCTATGTGATATAATTAGTAATGCAATAATTATACATATTAAAACAAGTAATATCATTTAAAACAGTACAATATTAAAATATAATTCCAAGGCTTCGTTCTACATAATGACCAACTTCAAGATTATTACCATGTAGTAACTGTGAGTGAATTGAAACAAAATAATTAAGTTCATGTTCTTTAACACGTTCACGGGTTGTGTGCATAGTTCCATTCCATACAGCAGATGTCTTATGTTTGCATTTATCCCATTTACAAATATATGTTTCAAACCAATTTTTAAATGGCCTTTTTTCGGCAGGAATTTGAGATTTACCATCCCAAACATCTAATGTAAAATCTGCGAAATAATCATCTAAATATGACGTTTCTCCTATGTATGTATCATCTTTTAACATCTTTAGGAAGCGTTCTTTTCTGTTATATTTTTCTGTATTTCCAGGTAAAAGATATATATCTTGAGGCAAATTGTCATAATATGTAATAACGAAATTCAAAAAAGTTTCTGTTTCTCTGCCTACATTTTTTAAAGGTCTTGCATATATTCCATTTGGTATAAATTTACCGAACTCACATTTATCATATACAAGTATCTGAATATCATGACTGTCACATATTTTCTTAAGATCATGCAATTCAACTTCGTTTCCACAATCAGCAATTACAGCAACTTTATTATTTTTTATGGGAGATGATATGTCAGGGTATTTCATAGTATGTAATGGTAAATTTCCATTTGATGTAAGGGAACATTCTATTGCATAATACATATTCGTATCAGAACCTTCAGATGGACCTGCTTTGTCTCCTTTGATCACATACGGTGGATTATTTTTAGCTATCATTTTAAGTTGTGTATCGTTTTCGTGACATTTTCCAGCTAACATATGCGATTGGCCATAATCCTCACAATATAAATAAGGAACATTATTCCATGATTTTTTAAATTTGTCATCATTTTCTACCAAATCCATGAATAAACCATCCATCCAAAAATAATAATCAGCCTCTTTTTTGTCTCTCCAATATTCATCACAAGCTTCTTTCCATTTTTTTATTATATATGTTTCTTTCATTGATATTAAAAACCAAGAACATGGCCTAGTTGAATCCCCGCCATGATACATCCAAAAGCCTTCAGGTCTAAGAGCGTCATAAATCCATTCATCTAAAGGAATCATACAAATTAGAGTTGCATCAGCCCACACTCCTCCATGAGTACACAGTAAATTAAGTCTGATAATATCTGATTTTGCCGCAGGTGATGCATCTGGTGGTAAATATATATCTACATATTCCGAAAGATTAGCTTCACTTACAAGTTCAACATTCCACTCCGGATTATGCCTAACCCATGTATCTTTTATTTTTTTAACGAACCATGGTGCTTCTTCCCATCCCTGTAACCAAAGTATCCAGATCGTTTTTCCTGGAACTTTACTGCTCGTTTCAAACTTCATTTCTGATACAGTTCTTCTAGACAGTAGTAACATCAAAGAAACAATCACAATAAAAAATACCATCCACTTCATCAATTAAAAAAGAATGACATTAAAAAATTAGAAAGAATGTACTTCACTCCTCCTCTTCTGATTCATAACCCAGTTATCATGAACCGCCTCGGTGTCATTTCAACAAACCCATTGAAGGTTACCAAGGGGTCACCAGTTCCATCAAAGTCTTCCGGGGATATCCTTGTTGACGCGACTCAGGTTGACAAGAAGACGTTTGATCTCATGGTGACGGATGAGGATGGTCATATTTCAAAGTACACCATCAAGTTGTCGGAATGAATTCCCAATTGAGTTCGTCGGTGATTTTTTTCCAAATTTGGTCCTGGACGTACAACTTCTCCTTTGATTTCAGAAGAGGAAAACAGACGAGGAAATCATCCTCGGAAAGGAGTTCACAGAATTTGTAGAGGATGTACGAATAACTCAAAAAGTTTTTACGATCCGGTGGACAATGTTTCGCAAATGGCCTTTGAATGTGATAGAACATGGTTCGTAACTTTTCTTCCAGTGCTTGGTTCATCTGAGGAGGTGTGACCCCGTTGAGTATGCTCGCAATGTACGGTATGTGCTCATAGTATTTACTGAGTTTCAACTTTTTCAAAAGAGTCCTGACTTTTGAATGAGTTATATCCTTTTTCGTCGCCTTTTGCTTCTTGAATTCGTCTTTAAGCAGAGTGAATACTTCTTGTGGTACGTACGTCATCTCCTTTGCCTGAAATTGTGCAAGCCATTCGTTAAAGTGATTTTCCCTTTTGTAACTGTATACAATAGTTTGGTCATTTTCTTGATCCTCCTTGTAACTCCTTTCTCCGCACATGACATACTCGGATCGACCACACTCGTTACATATGAGATCGCTCAGGGTTTCCTCGTAACGAACATCAAGCGATCCGCAATGATTACACGTGTCATCCTTCGACGCGAAGGAAACCTGACCGTCAACTTCTTCCAAATATGCAGCAAAGAGATCTCGTCGTGTTTTTGATTCCTCGTGCTCTTTAAGAAAAGGAGCACTTTTCAATAAAAAATCGTACAGTTCATCCGGTGAACTTTTTTCAGACAACTCTTTCACACGTTTATTATAATGGGCAATCATCTACATGTACCAGCGAACCATATCCTTATGTTTCTCAGGGGACACAACTTCCTCATAACAAACGAGTTTGACCACTGTGGAGTCAAGGTGTATGAATACACGTACAACTTTAAAAAGTACCTGACTGATACGTGGCCTCCACAGATTCTGTTTACAGTACCACCAATCCGTGAAGTTATTACAGAAGACGGTCAGGATGTGACTCGTGATGTTTTACGGTACGCGGGTCCAAGGAAAAATATCATAAACCCCCTGAGTATAGTAACATTCAGGTGGAGGTGGACGATTAAATTCAAACGTGGCGGTATTCGCATATCACGAGAGAAGGTTCCAGAGAAGTGGCACGGAAAAATTATCGTTACGGATTTTTACAATAAAAAAAATACTATTTCATTGTAACATGGAGCTTGATTCCCAGAAGATTTCTTTCCTCATAATTGCTTTGATTATTCTGTCAATTGCTGCATTCTTCTGGTACAAGAAGAAGAAGAGTCCAACAAAAAAACCGACGTCATGCAATCTGTCAAAGGAACCTCCGCCACCTCAGGCTCCCCCTGAGGAGACGACTACTTCTTGAAGAATGCAACATAGACAATCAGCAAAAGGATAATGAGATTAAATATGGTCCAAAATCCTAGAACCATTCGTATCTCATTCGTTTCAAAAATCAAGTTTAAGATTTGCTTAGAAATAGAAGGAGTGTCTTCCATGTCTTCCATACTTGATATTAAGGGGGTAATTAATATATACGGTCCAAGCGGATCAGGAAAAACCTTTTTTTTTAAAAAGGTTACACACATAGATATTGATCACGAAATTCTTAGAACAAAAGAAGCCACTATTGAACTTTTTTCACGACTCGTATACAATACACGATGGCCTGTTATTCTCGATGATTATGAAAGCGTTGAATCCTTACCCGGAACCAAGGAACTTAAAAAGCTTCCATGGTTCTTTATCATATCAAAAAATCCAGTTCAGGACCCGATAATAGATTCATCAATTGAGTTTAAGGGTATTTCTTCAAAGGAGTATGCATCCGCAAAGGGTATATCCGAAGAAAAGGCTCACACCCTTCTCGAATCTGTCAAAGGGAACGTGAGGCTTTTGGAGCTTGATTCTGAATTTAAAAGCACACGAGACATATTTCTCGACTCGAATGAGTACGTGAAGGAACTCATCGAGTCAAGGTCTTCAATTCATTTTGTTGATAGGTACATTACTGAACATGGAAACACGCTTGGGATACTTCACGAAAATTATACAGATTATTGTTCACACAAGGATATATGGGCCATATCAAAGAGTATATCGGATGCAGATCTTATAGATTCTCATATATACTCTGAAATATCATGGGATCTCATGCCGTTTTTTAACGTGAGTGCATGCCTCATACCGTCCCTCTTTTTAAAGGGACCCGTGAAGAAACCTTTACGGCCAGGGAGCCTATGGACAAAGACGAATAATATGCTTATGAAGGCGAGTCGTCTCAAGAAACTTCGCATTCACAGAGATTGTATATCTGTCATAGCTCTCATGGCAAATGCAAAAGTGGATGTTCATGTATCATCTAGTTATGATCTTGACACTGTAAACCAGTTGGCATTTACGAAGATAAAGCCAAAAATTCTTCAAAACCTAAAAAAGAAATGGAAGTCGTAGGCAATAAAATATTTTTTCACGACGAAGTCACAGATGAATCTGTTCTAGGGCTCGTAAAACAAATTCACGAAATGAGCAACCTAAGAGAGATTACTATATTCATAAAGAGTGACGGAGGGGACTTGTACTCGGGCCTGAGCGCAATGGATCACATGAGGAGTAGTCCCGTGCGAATCACAACAGTCGCAGATGGTCTTTGTGCATCAGCTGCGAGTATTATGCTTCTGGGGGGGCGGAAGAGACTCATTATGGAGAATGCTCACGTTTTGATTCATCAGCTCACCTCGGATTTTTCCGGAAAGTACGAAGAACTCAAAACTGAAGAGAAACATCTCTCCAATCTCATGGAGAGAATGGTCAAACTGTACATGAATGAAACTCGTATACCTGAAAAGAAGCTACATACATACCTTAAAAAGGATACTGTTCTCTCTGCGTCAAAGTGTATCAAGTATGGTATTGTCGATGGGTATTACTCTTCGTCAAATTCTTCCTCTTGAAGAAAAGGACACGATTTAACTTTTGGTTCCAATTCGTCATCTTCGTCATCTACAAAATGATGTCCAGTTTCTTTTTCGTATCCTTCCATTTTTTATATTAGTATCATTTAAATGATTATAAATAGACCGCGTCTTTTTTCGGTCCTCAGGAAGGAAATACCAAAAAGAAAACCAAGAGATATTAACAAGAATAGACGACAATCAATTATTGAACAATCAAAGATAAAAAATATAAATCATTTAAACAAAATTAAAAAGATGCTTAACTCAAACTATTATAACTCAAATAGATTCATGAACCTATACCTAAAGGCGCGCAATCGAAAATATACTAATTCCGAATACAAAAAGGAAGTTGAGCGCCTTTTTAAAGAACTTTTTCCATATTACTGAAATACCAAATAGATAAAAAACGTAAAGTTTAAATGAAATAAAAAGGACACGATTTAACTTTTGGTTCTAATTCTTCATCTTCGTCATCTACAAAATGATGTCCAGTTTCTTTTTCGTATCCTTCCATTTTTTATATTAGTATCATTTAAATGATTATAAATAGACCGCGTCTTTTTTCGGTCCTGAGAAAGGAAATACCAAAAAGAAAACCATTCACAGAAGGTGTTTATTATACAGAGGAACCAAAACCATATTATATAAGAGATATTAACAAGAATAGACGACAATCAATTATTGAAAAATCAAAGAAAAACAACGAAATAAAAAAGAGAAATCTAAATGTGCATTTAAAAAAAATTATAAAGCTACGTACCTCAAATAGGTTCATGAACCTATACCGAAAGGCGAACAATGGAAACTATACTAATTCCGAATACAAAAAGGAAGTTAACCGCCTTTCTAGACCACGAAAGAAACTCTACTATTTTTCCGAAATAGATGAAAAACGTAAAGAATGGATTCGTCTTTTAAATGAAATAAAAAGGACACCAGCTGGCATGCGTTGGTTTATATTGTATAGAAAATATTACAATAACATTGCCAATAAAAATTTTGTTAAAAAGATATATTCTGGTAACATACCTCGAGAAAATGAAGCTCAATTTATTGGAAAACTCAATCGCAGATTTGAAAATGTCCGTAATGTTAACCTTGTAAAAAATAGTGCCAACTTAGCAAGGCGTATTAAGACTAGCACGCGTTAAAGTCTCTCATCTATAGCATTCTTCAAAAGGGTTTCAGCCGGAGTCTCAGGGGTCCATTCAGACCATTCGTCATATATGCGATTCATTTCTGTAAACACTTCATCTGAACCTTCATACCTCTTGAATGGCTCGTCATCATCATCTACAATTTCAACCGGATCGACATCTTCATCGCTATCACTCTCGTCATAAATCTCTGGAAAGATACTACCAATCTTCTTCCCGAGAATGACACGAGTTGCGTATTTTAGCCCATACTCTACATCCTTTGAAGTGACTGTTGATCTCCCAGATGCTTTACAGTAATGACATGCGTACACCATAGATGATTCAACCACGGGTATGAAAATGTCTTCCATGTATTAATGTAGTTTATGTATTTTTTAAAACCCGAATAGACGCCATTCACCAATATCTATTACAGTATATCCGCTTGCACCCGGATTTGGCTTGGCGCATGTAAGTGAAACACAAAATGACTGATATGGGACTATTGAATTTGTTGTGTATGTTACAGTTGTTCCTGGTGTAGGTGTCTGTGCATTTTGTTGATCTATGAGTACTAAATTGCTACTAAAATCGTTATCATTTGTTCCTCCAAGAACCCAATTATATGGAGTGTTAGTTGTCGTCGACACGAACGAAAATGAATAACTCGTTAAAATTATAGGATATGGTAAAGATATGTGTATATAATCACCAGTATACGTTACACTTGATATATTTACTTGACCTATATAAATACGGTCAGGTACACCAGTATCTGCTAAGTAATACCCTGTATTTGATTCGTAATATGTGTATGGTGTACCATCATTTAATTTATCGAATAAGTTTCTTCCATTGAACCCATTCTCACCATATTGAAATGTACCACTTCCGTCATTATACGCACCATAATAATATGTACCATTTCCATATGGCTGTCCTGAAATAGTCGTGGTATTATAATCATAATCATTTTTTTGAATCGCCACAGGCGGATATTCCAGAGATGTTACACTTACAGCGCTTGTTCCGTACACAGGACCCCCTACAGGACTAATTCTGAACGTGTATGAGGATCCAGTAGTAAAACCGGATGAGATTATTCCTGAAGTTCCAGAGTATGTCACTGGTGAATTAAATCCTGTGATTGAAGGACCTGAAACGAGAGCCACAGAAACAGTTGTGATGTTCGTTCCGGTCCATGAGAGGACAATACCAGTTCCTGGTGTGTATACTGATGTAAACGAGGTTATTGTGCCTCATCTGGTTGTGACTGTAGGTTGTGTAGAATACGTAGTTCCTCCTATTGGCGTGATACTAAATGTGTACGAAGATCCATTAGTAAACCCTGATGAGATTGTAGCTGTTGTTCCAGAGTATGTATGAGGAGAAGTGAATCCTGTGATTGAAGGACCGGAAACGAGCGCAACTGAAACCGTTGAGAGGTTCGTTCCGGTCCATGAAAGTAAAATACCAGTTCCTGGTGTAAATACTGCCGTAAATGATGTTATTGTTCCAGAGTATATAAATGGAGTGCCAGTTATACTCGGTAAAAAGTAAGTTGCGTCATATTTTGCCGTCGTATTTATAGATAAATTAAAACTAAAATTAAAATATAAAGAATACACTGGAAGTGTATTATTTTGTAAAAATTGAAGATCTCTATCAAGATAAATGTATGATGCTGAGCTTGGATTGAGTGTTATAGAAAATGAACCAGTTGGAGATGTAATCGTAGTTGGCACAGTAAGACATCCAAAAAATACCATCACATACGTTTGTCCAATTGAGAAATCATACCAATCTGCGCCATAGATAGTTATTGTTTGTGTACTTGATGCACATGCTACAGTATATGATTTAATATCTGGATTTTGTGAGAATGAAAAATAAATACTATCAAAATCATCTGTAAGACATTTTATAACAGGCACACCAAATGAATCAGTTTGTAAAATATTTAAATTTTCATCGAGAACATAAATTGCTTCTTGGCACACAAAGTATAAACCCCCACTTGAAATCAATTTTAGAAATCCATTTGCAGAATTACCTATATTTTGTGATGCAATAAGAACAAGCGATGGAACCAAATATTTGCATACTGTATACCCATCTGAAGTATACAAATTCATTCCATCAGATACAACTGTAATGATTACGTTTGACGTATTTATAATTCCATATGTTGTCTGTATTGTGTTATTATTTAATGGAATAGCTTCAAAGCCAAAATATGTAGCCGGAAGACATGATACATTTGGTATGGAATACAATTCTGAAAAAGTATTTGAATATTTGTATAATGTTCCAATTGATGAAAGAATAAACATATTAGCATATTCATCAATACTGAATGAAGAAATAGTAGGTATACCTGTAATTAATGAAATTGCATATGAATTATATTGTCTTTGATTTCCGTCTATAAGATTGTACATAGGAGCGGGTGCGAATAAACGCATGGTAGGATTTACGAATGTATTTCCAGCAAATGTATATTTGCACGTTACATCCGAATATCCGGGCGAAGAATATGTAATACTCTGAGTCGAATTAAATACCTGTGTAATTGGTGTTTGAATATCAACCGGTGAATTTGTAATAACCGTCATTGTTGAATTTAAATTCACGGCTGATGTTCGTAGAGGAACAGGTGGTAAAGTTGTCGCACACAGTTCATTTTTATACGATAAAGAAAGTTCATATGACTCAAAAACCTTTTTTTGGTTGTACACAAAATTTCTTGAGCAAGACCATATTGTTAATGTTCCTTGTACAGAATTAGGTACAAAATCAAAAATAAATCTTTGATTAGAAGAGAGAGTCGTCTGCCCAACGCCATCTTCTGAAAATGAATATGTCATTATATTCGATGAAAATGATCCATACTTTTTGAGGGGTTCTATATACATGAAATGTTCTCCTGATAAAGAAAACCTTTCCCGATCATCAATAAGTAACCGAATATTTTGAATTAAATTTGTAACAAACTGTCCTTGCAAGTCACGGACTGTGAAGAATAATTCATATACCGATCCGGGTAAATATACGTCTAATGTAATCCTACTTGAAGAATTAACTGGTGTCTTGATTACAGAAACTTGTCGTATTTTTTTAAAATATGGCTGACTCGGAATTATACTTGTAGCTACGTAATCTATGAGAAGATGACCATCGAGTTGCTCTGATCCATTTCCATTAAAAAGAATTCGTAAATCTATGGGGTCAAAATATAAATCACGAAGACAATGAAATGGAAGATCAAATATATTTAGAGTTGATCTAGTATTTGCTTTTTCAATTGAAACGAGAAGGTCATTTTCTATACGAATAAACTCGCCCCATAATTTTTCAATTCCTATAATTTCACATTCGTTTATGATTTCTTCGAGTGTGTTTGATGAAATAACCAAACGTATTCTTGATATGGCATCTGCCATTTTAGGAAGTCTCATGATAAGCTCCGTACCAGGAAAAACGATTGAATTAAATGGAACTTTTATTGGTTGTGCACAATATGTCATTACTGATACATTCTTTGATTTTTATTGTACTAAAATTGGAACGGGGGAAGTTTGGCCACCTCCGCTATTTTGAATAGCTCCATTATACATGAATCCTGTATCATCTATAAAATTTACTATCCCATCTGATGGAAAAGAAATACCATTTGGAATTGGATCATGTCCGCTAATGTATACTGTTCCATTTACATATGAATATGTATAACTGGGTGTATTACCACCAACTCCATAAACACCTGTTAAAGTACCTGAATCAGATCTAAACCAGCATATTAAACCGTGACCGAATTGATCATAATATATATATGATGTATATACAGCCTGATTAGTATACTTGGAAGGAACTGGAAGATTATAATATGATATCCATGTATTCGTATCAAATGTAATAGTTCTACCATCTTCTGTTGTTATAGATGTAATGTATCCGTTATCATCTTGAGTTGTATTTGTTACAGTTGGAGACATTATGGCAGATCCACCTAAAGAAACAAAGTTAACATTTGAAGATGTTGAATTGAGCGAAAAGACATACTGCATACCATTTGTATCCGTCCCTGTATAGGACCACAATGAAGTATTTGGTAAATTAGGATATCCAAAATTCCATGGTACACCTTGCTCAAATATAAATGTTTGTTTAATAAATTTGAACACACATGAAAATGCATAATTTTGAGAATTAATATTAAATTGTGAATTTGATGAATCATAACTGTAATATGAATTCAAGTACAAAAATGAACCAAATAGTGAATTAGATTCCGCCATGAATTGTATTAAATTACCTAACGTATCGAAAGCTGTTAAAGAAAGAAGAGGATACATAATACTAACCAAATATGTAAATACAGGTTCCTTCCATTGCGATGTTTCTGTTATATTGTGTTGTAATCCGGAAATACCTCTAGAAATAAATAATGTATTCTTCGTTTCTGTATACACATTTGGAGAAGAAAGTTGATATCTAAATCTATTCATACACATTGTTCCGTTTATGATACATGTGTTTGAACTTATAGGAATATTAAAATCATTTTCATATGATGATATTGTTGTATATTCAGAATCACAGAATTGTTCGCCATTGAGTGAAAATATAAACTCTTGATTTATATTTGATGTTATAAATTTTACCATGTCTCCTTTTGAATCTATGATTTTATTGGAAAAATATGCAACTTGTGTTATTGGTATACTATACTCAGTTGGTAGATCGACTTGAAACACATCATAATGAACTATGAGTGAAGGTGTAAATACAGAAAATACACTTGGGATAGTTTTTACGAGTAATCTTACATCTTGGCGAGTGAGGGCATGTATTGGAATTTGAATGCACGGAATCTCGTAATAAAAAACTCTATTAAAATCTACAACTGATGTATCTCCATTTTGAACAAGATCAAGTACAGGTCTATTTTTATATGTTTGTGTAGATTCTTTAGTATATCGTATGTAAAAGGGATCAAATTCTTGGACTAATTGACCGCCTATTTGTAGAGTTATAGATTGAATACTGTTTTCGATTATATTATTTGCATATGACGTTGCAGATGATTGTGTTTGGGGAATACCTTTGTACCACCCAGTTTGAGACCACGAAGCCTGTGAATTGAATGTATTACATGTATATGGTTGAATTGTATCAGTGTATACAATAAGCCCACTTGGTGTAACAATATCAGGTGATTTGAATACAAACGTATTACTTGTAAAACTTAGTGTTGTCTGTGATGATGTAAATACAGAATCTACTTGTAAAGTATTTCCATTTGAAAATGAAATTGGTTCATTAAGTATATAATGAGAACTCCAATCTGTTGAAAAGAATATGAGCGTACAATTATATAAATCATATGGATAATGGTTCACAGTCATTCTAGAAATATAAATACTAAAAGCCCCGTCACATCCAGTTATTTCTCCGTTCATTGTATACGTAGAACCACGATATGGGCCTATACTTAGCGTTGTTGCATTTGGAAAATTAACCATAGTCGTAGCGTAAAAACTAATAGAATATCCTCCTCCAGGTGATGAGCTCCCTATTAAAAAAAATGATTTGTTCGTATTAGAAAAATAAGGCCAGCCAGAAACGTATGAGCCGGATGGTAATGTAAAATCATTTTGATAATAATATGGAGATATGTTTGACTTGTACGTTGTTGGAATAGAAAATTGAACAGGCCCCCCATACAAATAAATAGGGTTATACAAAAACCCCCAAAAGTTTGCAAGATTTATGGAATCAAATACAACACTTGCAACTGTGTTCGAATAAGAACCAAACTGAAACAGAGATGGACTCGTTTCAGAAACGAGTACATCTCCGGTCGACTTATACCACCCAGACTTTACATTTGATGTGGCGAGATTTCCAACGAGTTTCAGGACAAATACAGTATATCCATTATTATCAAAACCATACATATTTCCTGACAAATTACTCGCATCAAATGACCAATATTGATCAAGTGTGTTTGTAAGTTGAGGAACTATAATTTTGAGCGTCATTCTTTCAATGTAATCACCATTTCTCGGCAAAGTGCAAATGAGAGTTTCTGCAGAAGGATTATCAAATGGAATATCATACCCCCGTGTAACCGATTCGGTATCACGTGTGATTACAGTCTTGAAACAGGTGAAATCTGGATTCTCCGTCAGAAAAGTATCCTGGATTCCCTTATAAAGAAGATACACCATTACTACGTTGTGTCAGTATTTTAATTTTTAATTTGATGAGACACTATAGGGGAAATGAATATTCAGTTGAAAAGGTTTGATCCGTCTCGTATCGCAAATGACAAAGTGTGTGTCGTCATAGGCAAACGAGGAACCGGAAAATCGACACTCGTGACTGATCTTCTGTGGCACAAGAGAAACATTCCAGCGGGTGTTGTCATGTCTGCAACTGAAGAAGGGAATCACTATTACAAGCAATTTATACCCGATCTCTTCATTTACGGGGATTACAATAAAGAAACTATTGAAAAGGTCATCGAGCGTCAAAAGAAACTCATATCTCAGAACAAAGATATACCAACATTCATATTGCTGGATGACTGCATGTACAACAAGGCATTCATGAAAGATTCGTGCATTCGTCAATGTTTCATGAACGGGAGGCATTGGAAGATATTCTTCGTTCTCACGATGCAGTATTGCATGGACCTTAGCCCTGACCTGCGAGCGAACGTGGATTATGTTTTTATTCTTCGAGAAAATGTGATACAAAATCGCGAGAGACTTTGGAAATCATTCTTTGGCGTGTTTCCATCATTTGAACTGTTCAACCAGGTTATGAACGCGTGCACCGAAAATTACGAATGTCTCGTTCTGGACAATACGAGCAAATCGAACAAATTGGAGGATTGTGTATTTTATTACAAGGCTCCTATCCGTAGAGGATTTCGCGTAGGATCTCCCGCCATGTGGCAGTACCATCAACAAAATTACAATCCCGGTGCGCCTCGTAACCCACCAGTTACCAGAAAGACCCACGTTGCGAATATTATAAAGGCGTGACGACCTAAAAGAAAAATGCAAATTTTTGTAAAGACTCTCACCGGAAAGACTATAACCATGGAGGTTGAAACGGGCGATACGATTGCAAACGTCAAGGCGAAGATTCAAGATAAGGAGGGCATTAAGTAGGGGTGCCGAAAAATATCCAGCCTCTGACATCAGAGCTCTGTCAAAGGGAAAACTGTTGTGATCTCTGTCGTTTGAAAATCCAGATATTAGTCGGGAAACCGGCGACATGCCCAAATTGCGGGAACACCCTTAGAGCTCTAAGTACCACTTTCAACTGGAAACAGTGGAAAGGAACCCAGTTAATTGCTGGCTCCAATGGTAAAAAACAAAGAGATTGGGCAATCCGCAGCCAAGCTCCTAAACTCGTTTTCCAGAGCATGGAGAAGGTTCAGAGACTAAATGGGTATGGGTCAGAGGGATGTAGGAAATCCCTGTGATGGCTTAAGATATAGTCCGGCCCGTTTTGAAAAATTCGGGAGTTGATCCGCCCTCCAGATCAACAGCGCCTCATTTTTGCAGGGAAGCAACTTGAGGATGAGCGAACTCTGTCAGATTACAATATTCAAAAGGAGTCTACACTGCACTTGGTTCTGCGACTACGGGGAGGGGGTCATTAAATATAGGTTCACATAGTTTACCACCGTACATCGCTGCCATATATCCAAATGTTGAAAATGAATTTGTTGTTTGGTGACCACCTGTCTACATAGCATAGTCTCATAAGTATATTTCCCAATCCACCGGGATCTGGTCCGGAATTGTAGTACATTTTATATCATCTTTTTAATTAAAGTCATGGTACGTAGTACACGGAGATGGAACATACCGTATTATATGGCACCGGAGATTCTGATAAACACGTACTAACGTTATACGCTATCGCTCTTAGTCTGGGAGCTAAGAACATACTTGAACTCGGTGTACGGAGTGGCGCAACAACTCTACCACTGTTGACAGCCGCCAAGAAAACTGGTGGGGGTGTAACGTCTGTTGACATAAATGACACGGATTTTTCCTGCCCGGATGAATTTAAAGACACGTGGACATTTGTAAAATCGGACGCTATACAGTTTCTAGAAAAATGCTCAAACCCTCCATATGATATGGTATACATAGACGATTGGCATGCGTACTCACATGTAAAAAGGGAATTCGAATTATTAGATTACTTGATAACACCTAAAACAGTTATACTCGTGCACGATTTAATGTATGGTAATCATGAACCGTATTATCACACTGATCTTACGCTACAGAGCGGTCAATGGGCAGAGGGAGGGCCTTATAGGGCTGTTGCTGAACTTAATCCACAATTTTGGGAATTTGCTACAATTCCAGTTAATAATGGTCTAACTATAGTACGGAAGAAATATTCATCTCTTAAAGCTAAGTGAAATGATATAGTAAATGAAACTTTCAGCCGTTTTAGTTTCTCGAAACGATAATTATGGAGGTCATCTTATTAGGACTGCAAATTATTGTCTTAATAGTTTACTCGCCGTATTTGATGAAGTTGTGTATGTGGACTGGAACACAGAAGATGGCAAACCACCTTTGACCGATGTATGTACCATACAAGATCGCTCAAAACTGAAGGTTATAGTTGTATCGCCCGAAAAGGCTAAACAGTTATGTCCAGAATTTCATATTTCTGAACCGATAGGTAGAAACATAGGTATCCGTAAAGCAACTGGCGATGTTATTGTGTGCACAAATGTGGATATGATTCCACCGAGCAGGGGATATTTAGATATGACATTGGCAATGACACTCGGGGAAAATATGTTACTGACAATGATGTCAAATGCTGTGAAGATTGAAGATGTTGAGAAACATATAGGCCAAAATTTTTCATCAAGTCCACATGTAGCTCCTATAGTTTTTGGAGCTCAGTCCATCACAGCCCGTGCAATGAGTCCATTTTTGGAAGTGACATCGGATACTCTGTCAAATGTAAAACCTGAACAGTATCACACAGTTTCAAGTATTATCATGGCGTGTGGGGATTTTCAGATTGCGCATAGGGATACATGGTTTGCAGTGAGAGGATTCGAAGAGTGTATGCAAAAAAGAGGATATATAGATACAGTTGTACAGTATAAAATTATTAGAAATGGCGGGACTGTAAGGGCAACTAATTTCCCTCCAGTGTACACGATTGAGCATGAGCGCACTTCACATCTATCAAATGATCCTGCCTTTTTACCAGATGTATCGACAAACTCGGAAAATTGGGGATTATATTAAATCAGGTGGCATTAAATGAGAATTCTCGTATTAGGATCATCGGGCGTTGTTGGAAGTGCTCTTGTAAACCATCTAAAGAAAAAGAAGTATGATGTCGTCGAGTTTGATTTGATGAAGGGAGATGATTTACGTATACGTGGATCGATTGATTCAATACTGGATACAGGAATAGATTTTGTTTATTTTCTGGCATTTGATGTCGGTGGATCAAAATATCCCATGAATTCGACTACATATATATCGAATAACATGAAACTTTTACAGTATACATTTGAATCATTGGAAAAGTACAAAATCCCATTTATACACACGACATCTCAAATGTCTAATATGGATCATAATCCATATGGACCTTTAAAGAAAATTGCTGAATTTTACACCACATTATTAGGAGGAGTAAATGTTAAGTTATGGAATGTATATGGACCAGAAGAAATTGGTTTAAAATCACACGTAATCACAGATTTTATACACCAGGCAATCACACATGGATGTATTAAGATGCTCACGGACGGATCTGAAAAACGGCAGTTTCTTCATGCAGATGATTTCGCAGATTCTCTAGAGCGTATACGGAACTCTTATCCATCTGGATCTACAATTGATGTGAGTTCTGGAAAATGGGTAACAATCCGTGAAATTGCTGACATGATTTGTGATACTGTCATACCTGGCACCGAAGTATCAACATTTCAGACCAAAACAAACGAACCCAGTTCTGAATTTATAGCTACACAAGATATACCACTTGAAATAGGTATACAGCGCATGAAGTTTAAAGCAATGAATTCTTTATAGTAAAATGCTCCTTTCAATTGCAATATGTGTGTGTGATGAACACCGAGAGCTTGATATCCTTCTTGATTCTTTAAAAGATGTAAAAATAAATCACGAAATTAAAGTACTTGTTGATACGGGTAGAATAACACCAGATGTAAAGACGGTTCTTACCAAATATCCTCGATGTGACATATACGAACGCAAATTCAAGCGAGATTTTTCAGAGCACAAGAATTTCCTCAATTCAAAATGCACGGGGGAGTACATTTGGAATTTGGACGCTGATGAGGTTCCTTCAGAACTTTTAATTGAAAAGATCGGTGAACTTATCGCGTCCGACGCAGACCTTATCGTTATACCGAGAGTGAATATCGTACTTGGGAAACTCGTCGGAGATTTCACGCGAAATGATGCTGGGTTTGTAAACTGGCCCGATTACCAGGGGCGTCTGTACAAGAATACACCTGAAATACAATGGAGCGGAGTAGTCCATGAAAAGATTCACGGGGCTAAAACAGTTGCACGGATTGAGCCCAACCCGAATATGGCGTTGTGGCATGTAAAGACGTCTCAAAAATGTAAACAACAGTTACAGCTCTACGAAAGTCTCTGATTTCTTTCCCGAATAACCCGTCTCAAGTGAATGGCCCATTCTTTCATTGCTGTACGGGACCATACGGGGGGTGGCCAGCGTATCACGTGATTCCTGTAATGAGCTCTACACATCTCACACGGAAGAACGTACTGAAACGACATGAAGAACATTCTGTACGGCTCAGTATCCGCTGGATACGCTGGCATGTCATCTATGACGGCAAAAATAAACTTCCAAGCAGGTGGCCCCCATTGACTCGGTGGTGCCATGTATATTATCACCCTATATAATTTCTGCGTAAGGAATGTGAATTAATAATCACGTAAACATGCAAGAATGGAAACCATGGATTTTAGCGGCGCGACAAGCCTGGTTCAGGAAATTACCAGCGAAAAAAACATTGAACAACCACAAATGATGGAGTTTTCTAGTTCGGTAGCAGATCTCCTTCCTCAGGGTGAAGTTGGTGGTGCATACATAAATCCATCCAATGACAAGGTGTCCGGCCTTTCAATTCCAGATGCACCACAGCCCCCTCCTTCCTCAAAGCGTAAGAGTAACCCTTTCAATCTCACAGATGAGCAGTTCAGTGCGCTCCTCGCGGGCCTCATCGCAGTCGTCGTATTCTCTTCTACGGTTCAAACAAAGCTAGCCGGAACCGTACCAAACTTTGCAGGTGTGAATGGATCCATAGCAAGTCTCTTGGCGGCTGCAATTCTCTTCTTTTTCGCTCACAGATTTATAAAGAATCGTTAATTGTCTGGCCACAGTATACAGATTCCTTTTCGGGTTTGTAAATGCCAATATCCCGTGCATGTTCCCTGAGTAATTTAAAGTTTGCCCAGAATTGTTCGGAATGATCATATTCTTCAACCGTTATATGAGCCAATTCGTGGAGGAATACGTACATGGCGCCGTTGATTTTGCGCCCATCAAGACATATATGAATCTCGTACCCCTTGTTTACGTTAAAGGCTATATTCCCATCGTTTTCGTACGTGGATTTACCTGTTATGATCGCCTTATTTTCCTGTATAGATTTAAGGGGGGCTGGGAGTGTACTTTTCAACAGAATATCATATCGTCTCTTAATTTCTGAAAGAAGCGGATCCTCCTCGTTCGTGTACAATATCACCGCGAGGACAAGTAAAAAAAGAATCAATACGATTTGTTTGTCCATTTAGTATCTGAAAACAAATTTAGCATAGATGGAAAATGGTTCCCATAGAAGGGGAGTAAAATGGGTAAAGTACGTATCCTTTTGAAACAAAGGTTCATCAATTGAACCATGGGCATAATAAGGGGTTCCTGGAATGTATACTGAAATAATATCCTTTCCAGGAATGCGCTCAACATGTATACCGTATTCTTGTGCGAGATGAATTCGGCCTGGGTCGGTAACAACCCCTATAAGAAGACCACCCGGTTTCAGTCTCTTCTTGATTTCTTCTATATAGTCTATGGGCTGATATTGAAGTGAGAAATTATAACACACAATGTCGTACTTTTCTAAAGGAGCATCGTATATATATCCAGTCATGAATGTTCCAAATCCCCTGCTTCTCCTAATGGCTTCTTGTATGGCTATGGGATTTGGGTCTATACCCGTGAGGCGAACCGAAAGATGTTTCCATTTGTGTACATCTCCACCCTGTCCACATCCAACATCAAGAACTTTTGAATCACGTGGTACCCATTGTTGCAAAAAATCTCGTTTTATTTCGTTATTATCCTTGCGAAGAGAATTCATTATTTGAAATTCGTTTCAAATGTTTATATATTTCTAACAAATCCAGATGATACTGTAGTGTGTGGTACACGTCCACCTCTCCTCAATAAAAGCGAAGCCTTGTTTGTTCGCCCTTGACCAGATCCAACTTGACCAAAAACTTGATATAAATTTCCATAGACGTTACGAAGATTTTGAAGCTTCTTACGGGGTGTAGTATTGTTCGGGCTGTTTTTTACCTTGTACAGAATGAGATTTGCAACTGGCGATGTTGTATTCTGAGGATATCCACCCTCCGCTAAAATTGCAGAATAATTTGTCCCTCCATGAAGTTTGTACGCATTATTTATTCTATCCGCTGGACCGTGATTAATAAATGTATTTAGATTTCCATGTGTATTCTTTATAAATACGAAATACTTGTGTAAAAGCAAATATAACTTCTTTAAGTTTCTAAATCTATGTTTTATTCCAGCTTTACGAAAAAATCCCGTGTCAGTGTGTGTATTGATTATTTGTTCTGTAGTGTGCCATGACATAAAAACTGCAGATCTTTTTACAAACCCGTGATTCTGTGAAGGTAAAGGGTGATTTAATTTAATTGGAATTACTTTATGTACTATATGTTGATCAAGGAACGAAACGACTGTTCCAGATGCAGGAAAAAATCTAACCTCTTTTCCGCCTTTTGCGAAACTAATGCCACCACTTTCAGGATTCATTTCACTCGATCTATTTATATACATACCTGTTGTGACCATTCCCTTGTGACGGTTCGTGAGGGCTGTATCTCTATGCCACGCAAGTTTAAATCCATCCGGTGCATTTCCTGGTTTTTGGGCATGTCTCGCGACTGCATATACAAATCCGCTATTATACGTAGTCATGAAATTATATAACTGTGGATCTACTCCATGTTGATTCATAAGTAACATCTCATACGCAACACAGACAAGTTTTATAGAAAGGTACTCGATTGTTTGTCTTTGTACACCTAATAAATAATCAATGAAAGGGCCCTCACATTTTACATATTCAACGTGCTTGGATGCCGTATAAAATAAATTACGTATAGATTGTGGTACAGGGCCACCACCGTGTTCATGCGTTCTTAATGTTGTCGATGCATGTACAAATAGTGCTGAAAATGAACGCGTTACGAAATTACCCAACCTCACACGAACAGATCGCGAAGATGAATTGGTTTCATCTTTTCTGAAATTAATTGAAAAATTTGTATCCAAACTACCCTTTCCCGCAAGCCTGACTGCAAATCCTGCATCATTTTGAATACATTCAAACCCAAAATCCATAAAATTTTTTAATAAATCTGGTATGTGTACATTCCTTTTAATAACAACTGGCTGTGGATGATCCATTTACGTATGTACAAGAAAAAAAATCAGTGTACAATAAATGAATAATATCAGACGCAAGTTAAATCCTCTGCGTAAACCATGGGCAGTGAGCGGCAGCATGGCTATGAAGATGTACGCGAACAGAGCAGGTATCCAACTTCACAGACAACCAAATGATATAGACATTGTAGTTAGACCGCAGGATTTTGAGCTGTTCGTGAGAACATTGGCTAAAATTGGATACAGCTTTGATGGGCCTCCTCCAATTAATTACAGAAAAACAAGACACTTAAAATTATACAAGGGTAATAACAGTATAGATTTATTAAAGGCTGGATCTAATCTTGCACCTAATATACGACGAAACAATGTAAATGTGTTTAACGGGAAAACCCCTGTAGTCAAGTTACATCATCTCATACACCAGAAGAAACGTACACTAAACAATTTCGAGAATGCAAAGGCGAGATCAAATTACAATTTTCTTATGAAGCTCCCTTGATCTTCTTCCTTGGTCTGTTGTTGTTATTAGGGGCGAGGCGTTTTCCTAGAACGCTTTGGGGGCTAGGTGGTAAATTACCCGTGTACCCTGTGAGATTTCCAGAAGCAAATTTGAAATCGTGACGCGGTTTGGTTATTATAGTACGACCCCTGAACGAAAGAACCTTACGAATTTTTGTAGGTACTCCTACAAAATGTGTGGCTTTTGCATTTAAAGGACGGTAAATTCCTGGCATATGCCGAATCCCGTGAATCCAATTACCAGTGTTTATATTTCGAATATAACGCGGAAGTACTCTTTTCTGGGGGGATCCTCTGTTCGGAGAGGCTCCTCTGTTACATGTTTGGTTTTCTATACTCACGGACCGAAGGCGATTCATCATGATTTTGATCCGTTCACGCTTTGTAGAAATTGCAGTGAGTGCTGTTGTGTTAAGTGTATTTGTGTATTCCAAATGAAACACTTTAACCGTTCTTTGGTTTTCTGTCAGTGGTGGAGGATGATGTGAATGGTATCTACGGCCTCTTCCTATAACCTGATTCTGGTTTGATGGACCCCATGGATGGTTCATAAATACTATATTACGAACCCCCTTGAAATCAAGGCCCTCTTTTCCAGCACTCGTAAGAATAAAAATAGATTTTGAATCTATTGGGTCGTTTTTAACCATGGATGTTCGTAAAGGCGCTGGCGTTTTTCCCGTTATTATTTTTATAGTACTTGAATGAATGCCATTTTGTTCGAGAAACTTTACAAATGGCTCGATGGGTTTAGATTGTGTGAAATACACTATAGTCTTTAATGGTCTCGCGTGGTATATTTCAAGAAATCGTGTAAACTTTGGATTTGATCTATTGGTAAAAACCCCTGGCCCAAAAAGAATTCCGAGATTTTTTGCAAATGTTTTATTTTCACCCTTTGCGGATAAGAACCGTCTTCTTTCATTTTCGGTGAGGTTGTGCTTTGAGTGACTTGGACTTTCAAGTCTTGGAAAATTACTTGAACTGGTAGATGTTTCGTAAAATGAAATCTTACACTTGAAATATTTTTCGTAATCATCTGGAACCTTTGTGATTTTTATACCGGGGTCAAGCATACGCACATATGGTAAAAGATCTGATTGGTTTCCACTCTCAACCGGAGTTGCTGTGAACAACATGAGCTTCTTCGCCTTTGCGAAAATCTCAGTAAATATCTCCGTTTTTTTCGCATCTTCAGTGAGGTAATGAGCTTCATCGGCTATAATCATGGTATTTTTTGAACTTTCCTTTGCAAATTGTCTAACTATATCTCGTCCTGTTGTGAGTCTGTGTCTCATGAGATCATATGTTGTGAATAATATCAACTTACCAGGCCCCAACAAACCAAGAAACGATTTCTTTGCTTGGGCACTCACAGCGAGCGGCGAAACAAAAAGAACTTTATTTTCCGGTGACGCATTCAGAAAATCACGGGCACACATTGCAGCCGTATATGTTTTACCAGTTCCTGTTCCGTGAACAACCAAAATGCGTTTATGCGTTCTCATGTGTTCTACTATTCTACTCTGGTGGGGTTTCAGATTAATGTTCACACGAGGAACATGTTCTTCATTCCTTGGAACTCTGTAATTGTATATAAATTGATTTATATTCTCTTTAAATTCTTTACTCATTATAATATGACCAAGGTTTTTCTGAGTAAATCAAAAACAAAAAAGTGGCGTGTTACGTTTCAGAATGGTAAGCATGTTGATTTTGGCGCAAAGGGATATTCCGATTACACTATACATAAAGACCCCGTGAGGAAAGAAAGATACATTATGCGTCACAGGGCCCGTGAAAATTGGAACAATCCTAAAACAGCCGGATTTTGGTCTAGATGGCTTCTTTGGGAAAAACCAACTCTGGCTCAAGCATCAAAAGAAATCAAGAAACGATTTGGGATAAACGTGTCTGCACGCAAAACAGTTTATGGATAGGTATACTGATGAGAAGCAGTAACAGAAAAATAACAACTGTATTCTTACCGCGCCCAATAAGAAGAGCTAACAAAAACGTACCCAGTGTATCAAATGCGGCAAATCCAAATAGTCTAAACGAATGAACACCTTCACCAGGAGCTCCAAAAATATTTGAAAAGGGACAAAGTGACATTTCCTTTTTCAAATATTTTAAACGACCTCAGCGAGGATCGAACTCGCAACCTTTGGATTAGAAGTCCAACGCTCTATCCAATTGAGCTATGAGGCCTGGACAGGGCCGGGGCCCTGGACAGGGCCGGGGCCCTGGACAGGACCGGGGCCCTGGACAGGGCCGGGGCCCTGGACAGGGTCTGTCGACCCTGAATTGGTACCGACGGGATTTGAACCCGTGCGTAGCATAACTACAGAGGATCTTAAGTCCCCCTCCTTGACCAAGCTCGGACACGGTACCGGAGTGCTCTCGACGGGGCTCGAACCCGTGACATTAGGCTCATAAGACCTACGCTCTACCGACTGAGCTACGAGAGCTTGCGCTGGAAGCAGGGATTGAACCTGCGACCCTGAGGTATCAATGGAAAGGTCCTCTCCAGTGGAAAGGTCCTCTCCATAACAGCCTCATGCTCTAACCAACTGAGCTATTCCAGCTTACTCTGATCTGCCGGATTTGAACCAGCGACCAATGGAACTACAGTCCACCGCTCTCCCACTGAGCTAAGATCAGGCTTTCTCTATAAAAGCATCA